GACGACATTGGAATCGATTGCAGCGAGTTGCAAGACAATTTTTCACAACCATAAGCGAAAGGGGCTTTCGCATGTCTCGCCATTTCGGAATCACCTCCTATCATCCTGAAAATTATTACATGCGCGGACCCGGCCCGGCCTGCGCACAGAACGCGCGTAACATCCTCAAGACTAACGCGCGTCCGGCGTCGCCTGATCAAGCCCCGGTGGGCGGCGCCGGCCCTATTTCAGTTAACGATGCTGAGATCCTTTCAGTCGTCCAGCGTGGGGGACGGTTGCTCTCAGAAAGTCGGCCTGCGAGCTCGGCATCGTTTTTCGCAAGGCATCGTACTCGTTCAAGGTCGGCATCCCACGCGCTCTTTCTCGACCAGTCGCTGAGAAACCTCACAACGACGGCATTTTCCTTCTTTGCTATCGGCCTCGCAGCGCTGCCCTTCTTCTTGGGCGCCGTGGTCTATGCATTGTTCTTCGCTCCGTCTGTAGCGTCTGTCTTCTAGTCGCCTGATAAGCCGCGCGGCTGCAACCTACCGCGATTTGTGCAACCGCGTTGAACAATAGCATGCGAAAGCTGGCGGCTCTGCGGGGGCAATTGAATGAGGTTGATCAAGGCTTTGTGGAAATGGTGACTGGCACGTCGAGTTCGCCAAAGACTTGAACGTTTCATCAACGGGAGAAAACATGGAACTCACACCAACGCAGATCGAATGCATGGAGAAGCACAAGGCTTTCAAAGCCAAGATCGCGCGCCAGGCAAAGCCGGATACAGGCATTTCATGTCCATCGGTTTCGGCAAAGATTCCTCTGATTACGCTGATTGAACCTGACATCACGGCTTGGGTCGAGCGCCAGAACGAAATCCCGCTGCCTCCTCCGAAGGAACCATGGTTTCACATCATCGAAGAGATCGGCGACACCGGCATATCAATTCCTGAAATTCAGCGAGCGGTAGCAAAGGATTACAATATCCAGCTCAAGTACATGCTGAGCCATCGACATCAAGCCGTCATCGTCCGGCCGCGCCAAGTCGCAATGTACCTCGCCGACGAAATGACAACCGCAACCCTCCCTATGATCGGCCGGAAATTCGGCCGCGACCACACCACTATCATGCACGGCGTGCGCAAGATCCGTCGCTTATGCACCGAGGACGCGGTGCTTTGTGCTCGCATCGAAGCACTCAAGACACTGATCACGGAGCGGCATAATGAGCGACATCTTCACAACGCTGCGCAAAATCCGGCGCCTTCCAAGACCGCACAGGATCGCGTTTCTCCAGTCGCTCACAGCCATGGCGCCGCGGCGCTCCATTCGCCGAGCTGAGCTAGAAGCGGCGCTGAAATACGAAATGACGGCGCAGATCCGCAAGGAAAACAGGAGATCGGCTTGATTACCATCATCGCAATCATGTGTCTCGCCGGTGCGTGTGAAGAGGTTTTTGTTACGGATTCTAACCTGACCGAAGGCCTCAATATGATGCAGTGCTCGAACGGACAGGCCGCGCTTGCAAAATGGAAGTCAGAGCATCCGATTTATCGCTCTGATCGCTATTCGATCAGTGGCTACAAATGCGTGCTCGGATATCAGGCGAAGGGGCGGGCATGAGCAAAGCCAAACTCGCCTATTTTACCACGCCGGCTCCGGGCGTCTTCGTCCTCAACATCCAGGTTGGGGACGGGCCTGTCCAGCGCTTCGAAATATCAAAGGCGCACCTCAGCAATATCCTGATCGATGGCACTTCAGTTGCCTTGCGTGAATATTCACAGAACGAGGAATCTCATGAGCGAACTTCAAACGGCTCCAGCCGCTGGCGACAATAGCTTCTCAAAGGATCAGCTTCGCTCGATCATTGAGCGGATCGAAAACCTCGAGGGCGAGATTAAGGAACTTCAGTCCGACCGGGCTGACATCTACAAGGAAGCATCCGGCAATGGTTATGACGTTCCAGCCCTGAGAGCGATCGTCAGGGGCCGCCGTGAGGACCAAGCGAAGCGGGCGTCCCGTGAGGCTGCAATCGACATTTACCGCGGTGTGCTGGGAATCGAGTGATGGCAACCCTGCGTCGCATGAACCCGACTGAGTGGGGTAGGAACAAGGATATCTGGGACAAGGGCTGCTCTCTCTATGTCATTGAGGAGCAGCATCCAGGCCCTGTTAAGGTCGGCATAGCCGAACATCCAATCCGCCGGCTTTCGATTCTCCAATGTGGGAACCCGCGCGCTTTATTCCTGCGGGCGATCTACTGCGGCACTCGAGCAGACTGCCGGTGGATCGAGGGTGCAATCCATTTCAGGTTCTCCGGCTCAATCCTTCGTGGAGAGTGGATGTCTGAATCTGTGGCTACCGTCGAAGCCGAACTCGAGCAGTTTTGCGAACGGCGACCATCAATGATGGAACTAATCCAAGAACGCGTGCGGGAATGAAAACATTTAGCGTCAAAAACTTTGCGAAGTTCCAGCACTACAAGGATAGAGCTCCACCGTGGATTAAACTCTACAATGGATTGCTCGAGGATTATGAATTTGGTGGCTTGCCGGACGCTAGCAAGATGCACCTTATTGCTATCTGGTTGCTAGCATCCCGCTCCGACAACAAAATTCCGTATGATTCGAAGTGGATATCGGGGCGCATCAATGCCACTGATGCGGTTGATCTCGATCTCTTGTTAGAGCGCGGTTTTATCGTTCTAGATCAAGTGGAAGAGCATAATGCTAGCAAGTCGCTAGCAAAGTGCTTGTCTAGAGAAGAGAGACAAGCTCAGGAAGAGAAGAGGAAAGAAGACATTCCGTCGCCTGCGAAGCCGCAGGCTCGGGCGAGTGAGGATTTTGAAAATCTCAAGAAGGTATTTCCTAGACGAAGCGGCAACTACGGCTGGAAAGCCGCAGAACGGAAATTCAACTCGCTGGTGAAGACCGGCGTGGATCCGAAGATGATCATCGCTGCGGCCGTGCGCCTTGGTGAAACCCTCCGATCGAAAGTCGGGACAGAATTCATCCCGATGCCCTCGAGCTGGTTGAATTCAGAAGATTTCATCGAAAGCGCTGTCTCGAGCTTCGATGAACAGGCTCCGTTCGACTGGGAGCCTATTGTGCGCACATGGACGAAAACCGGTTACTGGTCGCACCAGGCCGGCCCGGATCCTGAATCGCCGGCTTGCCGCTGCCCTCGCGATCTCATCGAAAAAATAAGTGCGGAGATACGGCAATGATCAGAGATCCATCGGACGGATCGGTGAAGGAAATCACCCCAGAAGCAAACGAGATCAATCGGTTGGCTGCTAAACAGAGCGTGGAGGGAATCGCCGTCTCTGGCCTGCGGCCGCCATCGCAACGGCACGATGTGCAGGCTCGGCTTGAGGCTTCTCGGTCTTGGCTGAAAGAATATTTTCAACGGAAAACAGGGGCTTCGCAATGACCGCGCACGACAAAAGGGGGAATTGATGACAGCCTATGAATTTCACTTCACGCCACGGGAAACCGAAGTTGCAGATATGATTTCTCATGGTCTTAGCAACAAGGAAATAGCCGAGTCGGCCGGGATCAGCCATCGGACTGTAGAGACTCACAGGTCGCAGATTTTCCGCAAGGCCCATGTGAGGAATGCTGTTGAACTTACCCGCTTGATGCTGGGAACTCAGATATGAGCGATACGGCATATCTAGACCATGATGAGGATCGCAGCGCGCCGATGACGCCGTTTCAAACCGTTATCGCAGAGCGTCATAGAGCGTTTCATGCAAAGATTGCAGCTCAGGCCAAACCAGATCCTGGCATCTCATGTCCGTCTGCATTGGCCCGTACCGCAGTTCATTCCATCGAAGAAGTATCGAAGCCTGATTACTCGGAATGGGTCGAACGCCAGAAGAAAATAGAGATTCCAAATAAGGAACCGTGGTTTTGTATCGTTGCCGAGATCAAGCCAATTCCGCCGGTCACCGTGAGGGAAATCATTGCCGCTGTTGCTTATGAATATGAACTCACGCCGAACGATATCTTGAGCGACCGCCGGTTGGCGTCGGTCGTCAGAGCCCGGCAAGTGGCGATGTACCTGACGAAGGAAATGACTGGCTTTTCATTCCCCGCTCTAGGCCGACAATTCGGCTACCGCGATCATACCACGGTTCTGCACGGCGTCCGTAAGATTGAGCGACTTCTGACTATTGATGCTGATCTGAAGAGCATAGTTGATCACCTGAAAGTCCATATCAGGGACAAGCACAATGCGCGCTACATAGTCCCGCAAAACATCTGAAAACACAACGGGAAAGGAACCGGCAATGACTGTTCGTGATATGCTGACCGAGGCGGATGCGAAGATGAAGTGGTGTCCTTACCAGGATGGCGCAAAGGCCTATCCTGACACAGACGGAAATACTGATTTCGGTCGGTGCATCGCTTCTGGTTGCATGTTCTGGCGCTGGTCCCACCAGGACCACGACGGAACCCCCACCGGCTTCTGTGGTGGGGCCGGATTGCCAAGGTATTTGTGAGGATTAACAGCGGAAAGATTTGTGAAAAAGCCTCGCAAGCCATCCAAGGCATCCATCAAGCGCGCTGCAGACCGCGCTGAGGGAAAGGTCGTAGATATTGGCGAAGAAGGAACATCAGGGCCAGAGCCTGTTGGCAGACCATCCATGTATCGTCCCGAGTACGTGGAGCTTGCCAAGCGCTTCTGTGCATCAGGGCAAACTGATCGGGAACTAGCTGATTTTCTCGAGATTTCAATTCAAACACTGCTCAATTGGAAGGCCGAATACCCTGAATTTTTGGGAGCCGTAAAAAACGCCAAGGATGTGGCGGACGAGCGTGTTGAGCGCAGCCTATATCACCGAGCTATCGGATATACCTTTGAAGCTGAAGAGGTTTTCCAATTTCAGGGCGAGATCGTGCGGGCCAAGGTGCGCAAGCATGTCCCTCCCGACACAGTGGCCTGCATCTTCTGGCTGAAGAACCGCCGAAAGGACGTCTGGCGCGACGTGCACCGGCATGAGATCGGGCGGGCCGGGGAGTTCGACAAGTTGAGCGATGCTGAACTGGTGACGGAACTGGCGAAGACGGCGCAGTTATTGCTGACGGATCAAAGTGAGGACAAGTCGGAATAATTGTATCAATTGGTCTCGAAACGTCTCATATTGTCGCAATGGCAGAGAAACCACCATCGAAGGCGGATCAGGTCGCGGCGTTGAGGCTCGCACGAGCTAATCGCAAGTCCAACCCATTTGAGGACGCCGCGCGCGGACGGGAACCTTTGCCTGAAGGCGTAACGATGTGGCCACCAATCCCAATCGCGGTGACTAGCCGCATATTGGCACCAGCCGCAACTATTAAGCGTGGACGTCCTTTGGCCAAGGACGCTCACAAGACCCTGTCGAAAACCAAGCCTTGGGAAGCTGAGGGCATGTCGAAGGCGACTTGGTACCGGCGGAAGAAAGGGAAGCCAAAATGAGCGGACTTATGAGAGCCAAGGCAGCGGCGGTCGCTTCCAGGCTTAGCGAAGGCGACCATAATTTTATGCGCTTGATGCGACAGTGGGATTGGGTCGCCAGTCCGTATGATCTTGGTCCACAGACATCTCAGGACGAGAACCGCGCTCGTCAACGCTGCAAGCGGAATGGCTTGGTAACGTTTGACGGCCACTACTGGCGGGCAACGGAACTTGGGAAGCATGTTGCTGCGCAAGTGTGATTTGGTACCGCCGTCAAGAAGAGGCGCGCAGGAAGAAGGAGCAAGCCAAATGACCGCTATCGCATACGACTATGCGGACATCCGATCGCGCATGCTTGGGGACGACAAGCCGAAGAGGGGGACTGTCAAAGCCCTGCCATTCACGCCGCCGGCATCTACCCATTTTGACCTCATCAATTGGGCCAACCTTCAAATCATCGAATTGCTCTCAATGCCAGCCACTATCGACCCCGGCCATACTACGCATTGGTCGATCGGACCAATTCGATATAGGCGAACCCGCATCGAATGACCTTCAAGCTAGACGCAGACACCCGCCGCCGCTTGGAAAGCCTCCAGAAGGAGGCTCAGCGCCGGCTGTTGCGCAATAGCTTTGCGGCTCCTGGCGGGCTGCTCCGCTTCGTCAAGCACTTCTGGCATGTGCTGGAGCCTCAGACCGTATTCGTCGATGGCTGGCCGCTGCATGCGATCTGCCTGCACCTCGAGGCGGTGTCGCGGGGCGAGATTACGCGGCTGTTGATCAATGTGCCGCCCGGCTTCATGAAATCGTTGTTGGTCGACGTATTTTGGCCAGCATGGGAATGGGCCACGATCGGGTCGCACCTCCGCTACGTGACGTTCTCGTATTCCTCCAGCCTGACCGAGCGCGACAATCGCCGCTTCGGCTCGCTGGTCTCATGTCCCGAGTACCAAGAGCTCTATAGCCAGAAGGTCCAGCTCGTCATGCTGGGCGCCAAGATGGTGTCCAATCAGGCCACGGGCTGGAAGCTGGCTTCATCGGTCGGAGGCGTCGGTACTGGCGAGCGCGGCAATCGTGTCATTCTTGATGATCCCCATAACGTCAAGGAGGCTGAATCGGAGATTGTGCGCGGCGAGACCATCCGATGGTTCCGGGAGTCGATGTCCAACCGTCTGAACGACATGGAAACGGACGTCATTATCGTGATCATGCAGCGATTGCACGGCGACGACGTGTCGGGCGTCATCCTCGAGGCCGGCATGGCCTATGAGCACCTGATGATCCCGATGGAGTACGATACATCGCGCCAAGTGCAGGGATCTGACGATCCAGATCCGGGATATCCGAGGAGCACATCTATTGGCTGGTACGATCCTCGCTATGACGAATCTGATAACATCGACGATTTGGATGGCATTTTGGCATGGCCAGAACGCTTCTCCGAAGCCGTTTGGGAGAAGATCCAGACTGACATCGGGCCGTATGCGGTCGCAGGGCAGTACGGCCAGAGCCCCTCGCCGCGTGGCGGCGGCATCTTCAGGCGCGAATGGTGGCAGCTCTGGGAAAGCTCAGACGGTCGCTTTCCGGTGTTTGACTATCTGGTGGCCTCGCTCGATTCGGCCTTCACTGAGCAGGAGCGCAACGATCCGAGCGCGCTGACGATCTGGGGCGTGTTCAGCAAGGAAGGCGAGAACCGGATCATGCTGGTGCACGCCTGGCGCAAGCACCTACAATTTTCCGGGCCTCGCATGGATAGATCACCCGGCGAGAGCCTCCAGCATTGGGTGCAGCGCACGCAGGCCAAGTGGGGCCTGATGGAGTGGGTGAAATATACCTGTGAACGATTCAAGGTCGACCGGCTTTTGATCGAGGCCAAGGCTAATGGAATAAGCGCGGCACAAGAGTTGTCGAACCGCTATGGCCGTCTGGATTTCTCGGTGCAGCTCTGTCAGGTTGCGGGAAGCAAGGAAGCTCGGGCCTATGCGGCGCAGCCGACATTCTCACAACTACTTGTTTATGCGCCGGCACGGGACTGGGCCGATATGGTGATTGACGAGATGGAATCGTTTCCGAAGCACAAGTACCGCGACCTGACCGACTCCGCTACACAGGCGATCAAGCACCTTCGCGCCAGCGGCCTCGCCAACACGGACGACGAAGCCAAGGCGATGGAGATCGAGGACCAGATCAAGGAATTGGCGAAGATGCGGCGCGGCTCGGTGGCACAGGAGTATTTCTCATGAAGGAGGATATTGTTGATCTCATGAGACAGAGGTGGAGAGTGATCGAAAAGACAGAACCTCTGACCGCAAATTTGCTTGAACTTGGGAGCCGCGAGATTGAAATGCTCCGCTCCCAGATCTCCCAACTCAGTTCCGTAGCCCGCGCGGTATCCATTGACGGCCCGCTGATGCCTGCATCTGTTTCAATCAACGAGCCGCTACCGATGGATGAGACATAAATGTTCAAGATTGAGAGAAGTGAAATAAACCTCGTTGAGACCGCAATTCTTGATGCCATGAAGACGGCCAAGACGATGGACGGTCATGCTATTCGATTACCAGTTTTGAGCGGTAAGGCCGTACGTCGGTGCGCTATGATAGCCATTCAAGCCGCAGCCATGGAATTAACGAGTGGAGATGACATAGCGGTTCCCTCTGACGTGACACATTTTGCTGGAGGCAAGGAAATAGCATGACCGGACCACGCATCATCGGCGGCAAGCCCGCACTGAACGAAGACCAGATCGCAATCGTCGACCTGCTGAAGGAGACCCTGGCCCAGGCGCTTGAGGGCAATTTCAGCACCATCGGCATTGTCGTCTGCATGAAGGACGGCTTTGCCTCGGTCATGTCTGGTCGCCAGGCTGCGGACCTCAACCTTGCCTGCGACGATCTGAAGTACAAGATCCATGCTGCGGTGACCTCTGGCACATCTGAGCGGGCTTCGCGGCGATCGTCGTTGCTGAAGCCGATGAATTGATGGTGCTCAGCAGAAAAGGGAAACGTGATGGACAAGCTGGAACTGGCGAATCGCCTCGAAGAGTTGCGCTCTCTCAACTCTGAAAACTGGCGCGTTGAAAAGGAGCTTCACAATTACCCTGACGGGACCGACCACTTCAACCATGTCAGGTACACGGCAAAGCATTTTGGCGAAGACCTTACGGTAGAGGTCGCCAACCATGTCTCCCCGAAGCTGGGGCAGTTGCTCTGCCTGTTGAACAACAATCTGGACATGATCATTAAGTCGCTGCGGCTCTAGTTTTCCTTTTCATCACAAACTGAGAACATCATGCCCCGTCCCACCCACCAAGGCGACCTAGACCGAGCTCCAAGCCTTGAGCCTGACACCAAGTTCCCTGACTACGTTGAGGTAAGACTGGTCTGGGGACCTAACTCGCGGTCTCACATGATCGGGGCTGATGAGTTTTTCGGCATGAGCGGGCACGGGGCACCGATGTCCGGGGACGCGATCATCCGGCATATCGACCGGTTGCGAAGGCTGGGGGCGCCGAAGTGAGCCAGAGCCGGCGAAGTCGAAGGAAAAAAAATGAGCGACGATCTTAAGAAAGCCTCCGATGGCTATCGTGCTGGTGGCGACCATTGGGGCGATTGTGAATTGATTGACCGTGCAATTTCTGAGATCGAAAGTCTGCGCGGCGTAGCAGAGGCTGCTGCACAGCAAGTAGGGGATAACTCGCGGCCCGCTTGCGGTGCAAGTCTGTCGCGGCGCATAGATTCAATTCGGGCCTGCGCTCCCGTTGCAGTCTCTACCGTCCTCCCCGGAGAGATTGAGCCCTGAGTGATCTTGGCTTACGCGCAGGCCCGACCCCATTTCGAGATGAAGCATGATCGCCCGCGACGCTGAACCCATCCGAAACGTTCCAGTCTACAAGCGGTTCGACCCAAACAACCCTGGCCGCAAAACCATCATCACGCTAGAAGATGTACTCAATGGTGGTGGTAGGGAACTTGACCCTGCGATATACGAGCGTAACCCATTGTGCGACGTTTGGGTTTTGAAGAACCCATAGTATATAAGACCTAGCCTGCCTGCTGCGGCTGATATTGACCGGCGCCCGGTTCAAACCTGATCAAGGATGGATTGGCTCGTGGCAGGGCAGGACGGCGCATTGCACGTTGTTGTGGACGATGGCGATAGCCAGACGATTCACGTCGACCCCGACACTGGGGCTATCACGGAACAAAAACCGGATGGTGGGGTCATCGTCCATTTGGACGCTCACAGGCCGGACACCAAAGAAGACAAATGGTTTGCCAACCTCGTTGATAAGATCGACGGCATCAAGCTTTCCGTCATTCAGAACGACCTGATTGACGGCATCAAGGCCGACGACACCTCCCGCCAAGGCTGGCTACAGAACGGCGCCAGAGGGATGGACATCCTCGGGCTGAAGATCGAGAGCCCCGGCTCCGACGTCAGTTCGACCGGCGAGGGGCCGGTGATGTCCAAGGTCCGCAACCCGCTGCTGCTCGAGGCATGCCTCAAGGGCTGGGCCAATGCCGAGGCGGAACTGTTGCCGGCCTCGGGCCCGGTCAAGGTCAAGTCGGACGGCCGCGAGACGAATCAGGAGGACGACGACGGGGACAGGCTGGAGCGCGCCGTCAATCGCTACCTCACTGAGAAGGCCGTCGAATACTACCCTGAAACCAGCCACATGCTGTTGTGGGGAGTATATTTCAGGGGGAGCGGCTTCAAGAAGGTCTATCGCTGCCCGATGCGGCGCCGTCCGGTTTCAGAGAAGGTCGACGGCAAGGACCTGATCGTCTCGGACACTTCGACCGATCTGCGCTCATGCGGGCGAATCACCCATCAGATCGAAATGCGTCCTTCCGTGTTCAAGCGCATGGTGATGTTGGGCGCCTATCGCAAGACATCCGCACCGCCTCCCAATCCCTCACCCGACGCGATCGACAACAAGATCGCGGGAATTCAAGGAACAAATTCAACCCCCGATCGTCCCGAGGACAAGCCGTATACGATCTGGGAAAGCCAGTGCGAAATCGATCTGGACGATTTCATTCCGGCTAGTTCCGAATTTAAGGGCGCAGGCATCCCGCTTCCCTATCTCGTCACGATCGACAAGGACAATGAGGAAATCCTGTCGATCCGACGCGACTGGGACGAGGGCGACGAGCACTGCAACCGGCAGCGGATGTATGTGCGGTATCCATACATTCCCGGCCCCGGCTTCTACGGAACCGGCATGCTCAACCTGCTGGGCAACGCCTCGGCCGCGATGACGGCGGCGTGGCGCGAGGCATTGGACGCCGGCATGTTCGCCAACTTCCCCGGCGGCATGATTGCCAAGCTCGCCGGCCGGCAGATCAACACAGACTTTCAGGTGGGCCCGGGCGAGTGGAAACCTGTCGAGACTGGCAACCTTCCGATCAGCCAGATCATTATGCCCAACCCTTATCGCGACGTGACGCCTGGCTTGCTCGGCCTGATCGACAAGATCACCGAACAGTCGAAGGCGCTTGGGCAGGGTGCCGAGATCCCCGCCGCTGAGGGCATTGCGAACGTCCCTGTCGGCACCATGCTGGCCCAGATCGAGCAGGCCACCAAGGTCATGGCCGCAGCTCACAAGGGCATGCATACCGCCCAGAGCGAAGAAATCGGCATGCTGGTGGATCTGTTCCGCCGCCATCCCGAGGACCTGCTGACTGCGGCTGGCGACGAATTGCCGGGCTGGGATGCGCAACGTCTGCTGGCAGCATTGCAGAACGTCAAGCTTGTTCCGGTCTCTGATCCGAACGTGCCGAGCCACATCCATCGCGTGGCGAAGGCGCTGGGGCTGGTGCAGCTCCTGCAGATACCCGACTTCAAGCCATTGCTTAGTGCGAAGGAAGCCTTGCTGAGGATACTCGCAGCGATGCGGGAAGACCCGACAGGTTTGGTGCAGGACGCCCCGCCGCAGACCGCCGCTCCCGATCCTGTAGGCCAAGCCAAGCTGATGGACGCCGGCACAAACCGGATGAAGGTGCAGCAGAAGGCCGCTGAGACCCAGACCGACGCGCAGCAGAAGATGGCTGAGCTAAACGCTGAAACAAAAATGCATGAACTTGATACTACGAAGGAAGTCATCATACATCAGGCTGATACTGCCAAGGTGCAGGCCGGCGAGATGCGTGATCAGGCCACGCTGGCGGCGAAGACCCACCTCGATAACCGCACCCAAGACCATCAGGAAACCATGGACCACAAAGGCCATGCGCTTGAAGTGGCCAAGGCAGGACTCGGCGCGATGCAGGATCAGCGCGGACACGAACTTGACGTAGCTGGGCATATCTTGGATGCGAAGAGTCAAGCCGACCAATCTGCGTTACAAACACATCAGGCGTTGAATCCGCCGCAGCCGGCGGCTAAGGCGAAGAAATGATGGATGTTCTTGAAAAGCTTGAACGGATGGCCGCGTTGCCACAAGGGGCGGAAATGCCTGAGTGGCTTTCAGAGGAAAAGATCAGTTGGGATGTCCCGCTGAGGAAACTGTTTTTTGATGCAGCTGAAGAAATTAAACGTTTGCGAATGGCTCAGACTCCGGGCCCTTCCTTTCGCGAGATCAAACAGGAGATCAAGCATGGCCTATGACCACAAAGCGTTGCGTCACAAGAACGACCCGTCATGGCTTAGAGGCCTTCAGCCATTCATCGAGAAGGCAATCGATGCAGACGTGACAGACACAGTTCGGAACTACGGCGCTACCGATCGCAAGGTACTTGAGGATGCCGCTTACGACGTAGAAAAGGAAAAGTGATATGGGTCATCCGATTGGCAACGAACATCGCGGACACAAGGTCGAGCGCGATCGGGTAATGCACATTGCCGGCAAGCATGAATCGCCGAAGCACTACGCCAAGGGCGGCTCTGTTCACTCCGACGAGGCCGAGGATCGCGCCCTGATCAAGAAAGAGGTCAAGGGCAGTGCGCTCAAGCATGAAGGCAAGAGCGCTAAGTCTCGAGGCGACAAGGCGGTCAGGCGCGCTCGCGGCGGCCACGTCAAGCACAAGAGCAGCGGCAAGACCAGCGTCAATGTGATCGTTGCGCCTGGCGGACAACATCCGCCGATGGCCGGCGTTGGTGGTCCGCCTCCGGGTGCCGGCGCTGCACCTCCAATGATGCCGCCCAAGCCTCCCATGATGCCGCCTCCTGGCGCTCCTCCTCCCATGGCTGGCCTCGGTGGGCCTCCGGGCGGACCTCCGGGCATGCCACCTCGGTCTGATGGTGGCCGTGCCTACAAGGACGGCGGCGCGGTCGGAAAGAAATCTCTGGCCGACAAGAAAGGCGTTACCGGAATCGGAGATCGAACCCCGATCCAGCATTCCGGCAACAAGAGCGACACGCAGAACATCGGCCGTGGCCCTGTCATCACGCGAGCTGCGGGAGGGCCGATCTATTCCGATGGTGCGAAGGGCAAGCAGATGGCCCCGAAGCTTCCCGCAGGCAGCGGCGGCGGCAAGGCACGCAAGGCCAAGGCGCACATGCAGAACAAGGCCGGACATGAGCCGTGGGAGCCCGGAGTGGAGAGGTGAAATGAGCGCGGAAATCGTTCAGTTCGTCCCGCGTCCCCGCAATCTCCTGCCGTCCGAACGTCTTCGCCAAGAGATGATTCGCGTGGCACGAGCCCGCTATCAGGCGATCTTCCCGGACGACTTCACCGAGACTGAGGCGATCGAAGACACTGCTCCATGCGAGACAAAGCCGGACAATCTCGCATGAGTGCAGATACTCGTGGTTTTAGCGTTTTTGCGCTTGATCACCCGCAGGCAGTTCGCACATTGAGGATGAAACTTGAGCGAAGAAGGGCTGACCGTCTGAGCGAACTAATCGTATCGCAAGACTGGCCAGACTTCAAAGAGCGAGTTGGGATTCTGAAAGGACTCGATGAAGCGTTGCAAGATTGCGACGATATCGAAAAGGCCGAGCGGGCCTGAGAGACGATATAATGAAAGTTGATCTGAGACGGCTCGCTGAGGCGGCCGTGCACGATCCGGCCAAACCCCTGTGGGACGCGGCGGGAGATTTGAGCGACTACGAAGTTTTCCACAATTTGGTTCTGGTCGCCACGTACATACCGCCGCCGAAGGTCTTCAAGGGCCCGAACGGCGAAGACATCGCATTCCATCAGACTGACAACTCCATGGCCGAGGATCGGTTTCAGGGAAAAATCGGACTGGTTTTGAAAACCGGACCTGTCGCGTTTCTGGATGACAGCGTGGCCAAGTTCGGAGGCGTCACCATCGCGGTTGGCGATTGGGTAATCTATCGCCCTAGCGATGGCCATGAGCTTTTCATTCGCGACCGCAGCAAGGTGAATGAAGGTCTGTCCTGCCGGCTGATCGAGGACACGTTCGTTCGCGGCCGGGTGAGCGACCCGTCGCTGATCTATTGAGGCCAGTCATGAGCGTCATCAATCATCCGAAGAATCACCCGGCCAAGGATTTTGAACTCTATCCCTCCGATGAGAAGCACTTGCGCAAACTGTCGGAGAATGCGCGCGAAATACTCGAGCTGGCCACCAACGACGGCCTGAACTATGGCGCCATCGCCGACATCACCGGCGCCAAGATGGGCACCATCAAGAGCCGGATCAACCGAGCTCGCACCCGGATACTGAAGATGCGCGCGGCGGCCCAGACCGCGCCAATCACTCAGGCAGAGGCCTCCCATGTCTGACGACGAAATTGCAATCAACATCATCCCGGACGAGGTCGCCAACGTCGAGGGCGCGACTGTCGTCAAGACTGAGCCGAAGACGGAACCAAAGATCGAGGTTAAGCCAGATCCCGCCGTTCAGGATCTGATGGCGCAATACAAGGAGCTCGAGACCCGCGCGGCCGATCAGGAGCAGCGCCGAATCAAGGCTGAGCAGGATGCTGATCGGCACCGAAAGGAAGCGGACGCGGCGAACAAGCGCGTCTCCTCCAGTCGTCTCGACACGATCACGACGGCGCTCAGCTCGGCCCAGGAAGATGCTGAGCGCGCCAAGCAGGACATCAGGACGGCCAAATCAGCGGGTGACATTGACGCGGAAATCGAAGCGCAAGACCGCCTTAGTAAAGCGCGTGCCACGGAAATGCGGCTCGACGAAGCCAAGTCCGACATGGAGGCGCGAGCCAAAGTCCCCCCCAAACGGGAAGAGCCCACCTCAACCGACCCGGTCGAAATCTTCGCAGCCAACCGAACCCCGCCCACGGCCGCATGGGTGAGGGCGCATCCCGAATACGTCCGCAGCGAAAAGGGGCTGAAGAAGCTCACGGCTGCCGATGCGGTCGCGCAGGCCGAAGACCTGATCCCAGACACGCCGGAATATTTCGCGCGGGTCGAGGAGTATTTGGGTATAGGCAAGAAGGTGCCCGATCCAACCGAAGCCGCACAGATCGCGCCAAAGCGCGCTGCGGCCCCTCCGGTGGCGCCTGGTGCTGCGGTTTCGAGCAACGGCAGCAGCGGGGGGACTACGGTTTTACTAACCCAGCGCGAAGCAGCGGCGGCCCAAGATGGAACCATCGTCTGGAATCACACAGATCCAAACGGGAAGTTCAAGAAAGGCGATCCAGTCGGATTGGCCGAGTTCGCAAGACGAAAACTCTCTTTGCAGCGTTCAGGACAATACGACAAAAGCCTTACCGAATGAGGAATGCTTCTATGAATGATCGTCGAGGCAATCCATCCGATCCGGACGAAGAAGCCGAGCGCGTGCGCAAGGCTTATGAGAACGTCGAGAACTGGGGCAAGAAATACGGCGCCGAGTTCTCTGGCGACGTGAGCATGCAGATGGGCTCTGGCAAGAAATACATGGTCCCGATCGGCGACCGTGAGATAGCGCAGAAGATCGTCAGTCGGCCTCTGCCTGTATTTGAAGCTGCACCAGTTCTTCCGCCAATCGTGAACCCTCCAATCGGAGATAACTGGCGTGACATTGTGCGAACCTGCGATATTCCAATAGAGGGTCGTCCTCATCGTTCTTGGTTCAATCGCCTCATTGACAGAATTTTCGGAGAAAATACATGAACGATGAAACCGAACTTGAGATCGTCAAGTCTTCCGAAACCAAGGTTGACGGCCGCAGCAAGGAAGCCCGCGCCGCTCGCGCAGCCAAGTTTCCCGATCCCATCACACGCAAGGTCAAGAAGGCTCCGATTTATGAGGACGATGCGCCGGTTGCCGCGGCGCGCACCGCAACGCCGCATGGTGAAATCCGCACCCGATCGAACGGGCGCATTGAGGTCACGGGACGCGATGGTGAGGTGCTGTCGCGTACCCGAACGCATGTTGGCGATATCTTTGATATCCCTAAGAACATGATTCCGAATGGCTGGACGTATCAATGGAACGCTGTGAGCATCGCTGGAAACTCTGACATCATCCTCGACCAAAACCACATGATGCATCAGAACGGCTGGAGACCCGTCCCAGCCGAGCGCTACGCGGGAACGCTGGTTCCGAAGGGTAGCAAGGGCAACATCGTCAGAGGACAGCAGCTCCTGATGGAGCGGCCGGAGGAACTTACTAAAGAGGCGCAGCAGGAAGATATCCGAAACGCGCGCCAGCTCATATCTGACCGTAATGAGAGCCTGAAGCTGTCCGGCGTCAAGAAGGGGCTCGGCGAAGGCTTCGAGATGGAAGGCAAGTATAGGGGCACTGGCGGCGGCATACGAATGCAGATCGACAAGAGCTTGGATGTTCTGAACATCAATCATCAAGCAGGCAGCTACCAGACGGACGGCGAATAATAGAACATTGGCCGCACGCCGCGCCAAAGAAAGAGCACGCGCTTGAAACTCGCAATATCCCTAGCTACTCGTGGCAGGCCAGATCGCCTTATTGAGGCCCTGAAAATTTCCTCGTCGAACTGGACGAACAGGGACACGGTTCTCTACGTTCAGGTTGACGATGACGATCTACCGACCATCGATGTTATTACGGGTCATAGCCTCGCGTCGTTAGGCAATATTATTGTCAATATTGCGCCGCGAGAGGATACTGTAGCTGCCAAGTGGAATCGCATCGCAGCAGTTACAGCCGATGTCTACGCCTATCATGCGGATGATGATCCTTACACCACTCCGGGGTATGACCAGAAGATTCTGGATGCCGCGGCACGTTTCCCCGATGGGATAGGCGCTGTGTTTGGCCATCTGGCCAACATGAGCTTTTCGTGCACCTATGCGGCGACAGCCAAATACGTACAGAAGCTTGACTTCCTTCTCCCGGCATATTTCCCGTATTGGTTCTGCGATCATTGGACGGACGATCTTGCCAAGATGATTGGACGCATTTCGTTCGCCAACATCAGAACGGATCAATCCAGGCCCGGCGTTACGATGGAAATGCGCGAACCTGGCTGGTGGGCTACATGGTTTGACGCGGCCTATTTGATGCGCCGGCAGCAGGCTTTGAGCATCCTTAATGATCCTGAGTTTGAGTGTCCGGCTTGGCAAAAGGATTTGCTGATTGCCGGGTTTCCGATGATCGATTCGAGATCGCGAATGATCAACCATAATGTTCGCCAGCAGAACGCCCAATTGTCTCAATGGGCCGGCAACCTTAAGCCGGACGAGCGCTATAACCGGGTGAAGCAGCGGGCCATTGCGATGATCCCGCGCTTGCTCGAGGACTACGGCATGCCGGAAAGCGAGCAACAGATGTTTCGACGGTTCCTGCTGCCTGATCAGTCAAAGGTGGCGTGATGGAAAGCACGGCGGTAGCGATATCCGGAGATCGAACCGTTGTGCTATGTCACGGCGTTTTTGACCTGCTGCACCTCGGCCACATCCGCCATTTGCAGGAGGCGGCCAAGTTCGGCGACTACCTGATCGTGTCGGTGTCCTCCGATCGCCACGTCAAGAAGGGCATTGGCCGCCCTCATTTCAGCGCCGAGCAGCGCGCCGAGGCCATTTGTTCGCTGGGATGCGTCGACGAGGTGATCATCAACGATGAGGAAGGTGCCTGGGATCTCATTCGGAGGCTCAGGCCTGCGTTCTACGTCAAGGGCGTGGATTATGTCGCCTCGACCAATGCAGACTTTGCCAAGGAACGGGAGGCCATTGCGGAGGTGGGCGGACAGATGAAGATCACGGGTAGCCGCAAGTGGTCCTCTTCCCGGCTTCTGAAAAACGAGACGTTCCCGGCCGAGGTCTGCGAATACCTGGACTTCATGAAGAACCTTGGCGCTCGGGATAAAATCCTTGAGGCGTTCGAATCGGCTGACAAGAAGAAAGTCCTGTTCGTCGGTGAGATCATTCTCGACGTATACCGCTACGTGCAAGGGCTTGGGAAGGCATCAAAGGAGATGATGCTGGCTACGGTTGAGACCGGAGCGGATGCCTTTGAGGGCGGTATCCTGGCTGCGATGAAGCATGGTGAATGGAAGAACGTAGACTATCTGAGCCATCCCCGGAGCACGGGAATTTCCAAGACCCGGTATGTCGACTCCGACTTTAACCGCAAGCTATTCGATGTCTACTCGGCGCGTGAGATCGAAATGACCGAGGACAGCCGCGCCATATTCCGCGATAAACTGCAAGATGCGGTTGCGACGGCTGATGTCGTTGTCGTCAACGACTTCGGTCATGGCTTGCTTGGCACCATAGAGCGCTATCTGTTGAAGGATTCGAAGTTCCTTGCGGTCAATTGCCAGACCAACGCAGGAAATTACGGGTTCAATCTCGTGACGAAGTATCCGAGAGCCGATTACGTCTGCATTGACGATCCAGAGGCAAGGCTTGCGGCTGGGATGCAGAGATCAGGTATTCCTCATATCGCAGCCTTGCTGAGTACAAAAATAGAGTGTGAGAAGTTTTTAATTACGCATGGACGTTTTGGGTCATACCACTATCAAGGTTCACCAAAATTAGGAGTGCAGCAAGAGCATTCACCAGCGCTCGCCCAAGGCGGTATCGACACCATGGGCGCAGGAGACGCAGTGATGGCCGTAACCGCACCCTTGGTCGCCGCTGGTCTGGACATGGCATGCGCAGCGCTGGTGGGAAACATCGTCGGCGCGATCAAGGTTTCGATTCTAGGTCACAAGCGCCATGTCGGGCGAGACGAGATTTTGCAGACGTTGGAGGCGTTGCTGGCATGATCGGAGGAAAGCGATACGGCTACGGACTTGTGAGTAGTTATGCCCCTCTCCCATATCTAGAGAGCCACTCCCCACGATTTGTAGATCTTGTCTCCGCACTGGATAATATCCAGGTGGAAGATAACGGCTACCAAGCGGCATACGACCTCGTGACGCAGTATGGTCTACAGAAAGCGCGGCTGTTCTTCATAGGGAACGGTGGATCGGCGGCTATCGCTTCTCATATGGCCTGTGACTGGCAGAAAAACGGCGGCTTTACCACCTTCGGCCCACCTGATTCCGCGCTCATGAGCTGCTACGGAAACGACTACGGATTTGACCATATCTATTCAGAGGTTATCGAGCGCCATGGTCAGCTAGGCGATGTGCTGTTCGCTATCTCCAGCTCCGGCATGAGCGATGACATTTTGCGAGCGGTCGACGCGGCCAAGGCCAAGATGATGAACGTCATTACGCTGTCCGGATTTGGCGTCGGCAATTTCCTGAGGACAAAAGGCCAAGTGAATTTCTATGTTCCCTCAAACCAGTATGGTTCCGTTGAGATCGCGCATCTTGCGATTCTGCATTCGATACTGGACGAAGTGATTGAGAAGCAGAGGAGATAATTCTTATGAGACTTGGAAACTTAACAATGGAAGTTTCTGCAAAAGATGTTGCTAGATCCTACGCTGCGGAAAACAATTACTATTTTATTACAAACGCTCTCATAGAGGAGCTTCTAAAGATTCCTGAAGTCAATGCCATGATGGTGTTTCATCCTAGTGAATTCAGGTATGCCAGGAATCTTGGGTTCTTTCAAAAAGAAGAGCCATTCAGCCAGGAACTACTATGAAAGAACTAGCGCCGTTGCATGTTGTCGTTCGTTTCGGATCTGGAATTTCCGGAGATGTTCAGGCTCGCTCGCTGCTGGAGTTCGAGAGGGTGTTGCGCGCTAACAGCGGTGGTACATTGCATATTGAAGTGTTCAAGGAGATCATGGGTGACGACAGTAAATTACGGAACCTAATGACCCCAGAGCAGCGGAATCGCCTATGAAAGGTCCATTGGAGGACATCATTCTTAGCAGATCTATACCGGAGCCGAACACAGGATGTTGGCTCTGGCTTACTGGTCTAATGCCTGCTGGGTATGGCTGCTTTCGTTATCAAGGTAAAACCCTGTTGGCTCATCGCATCTCCTATGAAGTCGCAAAGGGGCCAATACCTCATGGTCTTCAGATAGATCATATCTGTCGTGTGAGGTGTTGCGTAAATCCTGACCATCTGCGTTGCGTCACCATCAGAGAAAATGTGCTCTGCGGGGTTGGAGTTGCGGCGCAAAATTTAGCGAAGACACATTGCGTTCGTGGGCATGAATTTACGCCAGAAAACACTTTTTCAACTCCCAGCAATCCGAGCGGTAGACGGTGCAAGGAATGCAATCGGATCAATAACCAAGAATGGAAAGAAAGAACGAGGAAAATACCTAAGCGGATTTCTCAGCCTCGTGGCGAAGCGAGCCATCATGCAAAATTATCTGCTGAAAATGTTTTAGAAGTAAAAGAATTATCAAGAATAGGCCATACGCAACGCGATATAGCTTCCCGGTATGGAATTTCTCAATCGCGTGTTTCTCATATCATAACCGGCAGGGCATGGAATCAATGATCATTGAGCCATCCAGCGCCGACGAATTGCTGCTTCACGATAGGCTGAAAGAGCTTAGCGCCGATACGTGCATCCATCCCAAAGACTACCGCGATTGTATCGTTCTCAAGCCTTGGGGATGGGAATACGAACTATTCGACGACAAGAAGCATGCGGTATGGATGCTGAACCTAACGCCGAACAAAGCAACGTCTCTGCACTGTCACCAGCATAAGTCGGCATGTCTGCTCCCTCTTACTGGAGAAATCACATTGATCACGTTGGGTGGTCATATCCTGATCAGGCCTTCGGAATCCGTAACCCTATTACCCAAGACGTTTCATAGTCTGTGGAACAACGGAACGTCCGACGTGAAGGTGATCGAGATCGAGACCCCGTCATGCAAGCTGGATCTGATCCGTGCGAATGACGCCTATGGCCGCGCTAACATCGGTTACGAGGGCGAGAACTACATCGTCAGGGAGAACCTGGAGCAGTACGGCTACGGACGTGTCGGAGAGGACGAGACTATTCATAGGTTCGGCCATGACATCTCGATCAATCATAGCGGCATAAGCATAAGGAAGCCGGTAGATGCCTAAGGGATACTGGGTCGCGCGCTTGGACGTTCAGGACGCCGATAAATATAAGGAATACGTGAAAGCGAATGCGGTGGCATTCGCCAAGTACGGGGCAAAGTTTTTGACCCGTGGCGGGCCGTTCATCACGCTCGAGGGCAAGAACAGATCCCGCAACGTCATTCTCGAATTCGAAAGCGTTGATCAAGCATTGGCGTGCTATAACTCGCCAGAATATCAGGAAGCGTTGGCAATCCGGTGGGGAATTGCAGAATCTGATATATATATCCAAGAGGGATACGACGGCCCGCAGCCTCCGGATCAGCCGGGGGAATTGGCCTCAGTTAGGAAATCGTGACAGAAGCAGTCAAAGTTCTCAACGAAGCAATGGATTATTTCGAAAAAACGGAAACTGATCCGGGCGGAGAATGGGCATTTTGTGAAGATTACTCGTCTCTCGGGTTGGATTTTAGATCGCCCAATGGCGACGCATTCTGGCTCGATCTTGAACGCGACGGAACTATACTAGTGATGTGGAAAAAGGCTGACGGAGAGGTTAATTCAGTGACATTCGTTCAGCAGCCAAAGGGGCCGACATGACAAGTCAAATGCCGGAATTTTTCGATTACGTCGCTGGGGCAAAACCTAGTGGTTCGGCTTACGATCTATTGCTTGATCATACAAAGATCAGTTGGTACCGCGATCGCGTAGAAGCATGGGATCGCGGCGAGCGAATAGCACCTGTGACGATGGATGTCGCGTGGACTAGGCAGTGCAACGCAGCCTGCGTTTTTTGCGCAGCCCAAACGCAGGCAAATGAAAGTGGTGCACGTATCACGAAGCAAAATGCTTTAGACTATCTTGATGATGCCGCAGAGATAGGGGTACGGGGCATTTCGCTGATTAGCGATGGTGAATCAACTGTCGTCCCATGGTACGAAGAGTCTATTGAGCACGCTGCAAAACTCGGCATCAAAATAGGTATTGGATCAAACGGAGTGCGACTAAAGCGCAAGGTTCTTGAGAGAATCTTGCCTAACGTAAGCTATTTGAGATTCAACTTCTCTGCTGGCGAACGCAATCGCTATAAGCAAATCATGGGTCTTAAAGATCGTGATTACGATCAAGTAATACAGAACATTAAAGATGCCGTTGACATCAAGCGAAAGAATGGACTTTCGGTCAATATAAATTTCCAAATCGTCCTCATGCCTGAAATGGCTGATCAGATTATGCCTTTTGCAAAGCTGGGGAAAGAACTTCGCGTAGATTACAGTATTATCAAGCATTGTGCAGATGACAGACTTGGTACAATCGGAGTTGATTACAAAAAGTATGATCCACTATTCCCACTTCTTCAGGAAGCAGAAGCATTGAGCGATCCTGAGCACCGCGTAGTGGTGAAGTGGTCGCGCCTTCAAGACGAAGGGAAACGCAAGTACCATAGGTGCTACGCGACACCGTTCCTTCTCCAAATGTCAGGATCAGGACTCATCGCGCCATGCGGACAAATGTTTGCTGAGCACTATAAGCGCGTTCACATCGGAAATATCACGGAGAAACGTTTCCGAGATATCTGGTCAAGTGACAGATATTGGGACGTTATGAAATATTTAGCCGAAGAGTTTGACCCTAGCAAACAATGCGGGCCGAACTGCGTGCAACATTTAACGGCGGATTGGCTTTGGAAATTCAAGCACGGCGAAGTATCGTTTAATGATGGACCGATGCCAGTCCATCCGGAGTTTCTGTGATGTTGAAATGCGCTGCATGCCAAGCAGTAAAGGACGAAGACAAATTCCATCGTAATCGATCTCAACTTACAGGTCGTGATGTTTATTGCAGAGAATGCCGTCTTTCGTACTGTAAGAACGGTAGAACGTGGCCTAATAGGAAAGAACGAAGCACCGCGTTAACGGAATCTGGATTTAAGAAATGCTCAAGTTGTAAAGATGTTCTTACGCTGGATCGTTTTTATCAGATTAAGAATATTCGCTATGGATATAGCGCGTATTGCATCTCGTGTATTAGCTCTAAAAGCAAGGCAAGATTTGAACGACCGGATGTCAAGGCAAAAACAAAGGAATACTATAATCAACCTCATGTCATTGAGCGCGAGCATAAACGGCAGATAGCGTCTCCTCGTCATTCGATAAATACGCGTCTATGCGCCGCGTTGCGTAGAAGACCAACTAAAGGTCCAATCACGCTTGATGAACTCATGGGTAAATGGGAAGATCAAGGAGGACTTTGCGCGGTGTCTGGCTTGAGAATGACATGGAAAGGTGGGGTTACTACTCCTACTTCTATTTCAATAGATCGTATTGATAGTAAACTGGGTTATACCAATGCCAATATTCGTTTGGTGTGCTGCATGGTAAATATATTCAAGGGTCGCTGGACAGACTCCGAGATGCTCGTCATGGCCAAGGCGATAGTTTCCAACATGGAAACCAAATCCACTGAGCCTGCATGGCATCCTCACCTCGTTTCTTCAGAGGCAGCATGAAGGTATCCGACTTCGTCGCCCAGTTTCTTGCTGGCATCTCTCCGCATGTCTTTGGCGTCTGCGGCGGCGGTGCGATGCATTTGAACGACTCAATTGCCCATCATCCCGGCATCAAGTGGGTTGCGACGCATCACGAGCAGGCTGCGGCGTTTGCGGCCGAGAGCTATGCGAGGGTGTCCAACAAGATCGGCGTTGTGCATGTCACGGCTGGCCCTGGCGTTACCAACGCTATCACTGGCGTTGCATGTGCTTGGGCCGACTCACTGCCGATGATGGTGATTGCCGGACAGGTTGATAGTTCTACGCTGAAGACTTCCGATCTGCGGATGCTAGGCATAAGCGAGGTCAACGGCGTGGCGCTGATGCGCTCGATTACGAAGTACGCGGTTTGCGTGACAAATCCAGAATCGATCGTCTTCCATCTGCAAATGGCTTATTCCTATGCGATGGGTGGCAGGCGTGGCCCGGTCTATCTTGAGATTCCGCTGAACGTACAGGGGGCCGAGATCGATCCGGAGAAGTGCGTCCAGTACACCCCAAAGAAGAGCCATAAGCCGTCTGGACTTAGCGAAGATGTAGTTGGGGTAATGTCTCTGCTACATGACGCTAAACGACCGGTCATTCTGGTAGGAAATGGTGTTCATCTTTCTGGGGCGGAAGACAAGTTCAGAGAGTTTATATCGATGGGGCCGAGGATTCCCATTCTATGTTCGTGGAACGGCGCCGATCTGATTTCGAGCGAGCATCAACTATATGTGGGGAGGCCTGGTCTGATCGGAGATCGAGCCGGAAACTTTGCCATCCAGGATGCGGATTTGGTGATTGCGCTCGGTACGAGGCTCTCCATTCCGCAGGTAGGCCATAACTGGAAGGACTTCGCTCGCAACGCCAAGCTTGTCATGGTCGACATTGACAAGGCGGAAACCGAGAAGATCACGTTGAAGGTGGATCTTCCGATTGTTGCTGACGTTGGGGATTTTCTTGAAGAGTTCATGCTTCAATATCGCAGTATGACTCTATTTGTTGGATGGAACGATTGGCTGACGAAGTGCCGTAGTTGGCGCGATGAGTATCCAGTTATCGACCCTGCATATGCTGAGGTTAAGGACGGGGTTCATTCGTATTTTTTCTTGCAGGAGCTTGCGAAGAATCTGGACGACGACGCTATCGTAGTTACCGATGTCGGCACGTCATTCGTGGCTACGATGCAGGCGCTTCCCATGTCGGGACATCAGAGGATGTTTCATTCGCCCGGCATTGCCCCGATGGGATACGGCTTGCCGGCGGCGATCGGTGCGTGCTTTGCGGCTCCTGGACGGCAGGTGATCTGCCTTACGGGCGACGGCGGCACGATGTTCAATCTTCAGGAGTTGCAGACGATCAAGCATCACAACTTGCCCATCATCATCGTTTTGTATGAGAACAATGGCTACAAAACGATGCAGGTTACGCAGGGCAATCATTTCGGGCGGGAAGCTGTCTCAAGTCCGGAATCGGATGTCAGTTGGCCTGACTTCGTCAGAGTGGCTAGGGCATTCGGAATCCCCACTATTTCATGCTCAAAAAATGATAAGATGGCCGAAGCAGTTGAAAATGTGGTGGGGACAAATCAGCCGTTTTTACTTGAGTTGAAGCTATCGAAAAGCCAGACCATCATGCCTTTAGTCAAGACGAGGGTTGAGAATGGCAAGTTTCTCCCGGTACAGCTTGACGACATGTGGCCGTATTTAGAAAAAAGTGACTGACAGGATATTCAATGGCGCTTACGCAGAACGATCAAAAGCACTGGCCTCCGGTTAAAGAAGTCTATGATTATCTGACCAACGTCGTAATCCCAAAAGATGCAAGGGTGCTGGAGATAGGTCCGGGGCATTGCCCGTTTGCGCGTGCGGACGTGTCGGTTGACTTCGTCGACGTTCCTGGCGTCAAGAACCTTATCAAGTGCGACACGGCAAACGAACCTCTGCCGTTCAAGGACAAAGAATTCGATTACGTGATCGCTCGTCACGTTTTAGAAGATATGTTCAACCCTTTCCCGCTCTGCTCTGAGATGAGCAGGGTTGCTAAGGCTGGATATGTCGAGACGCCATCTCCGATCGCCGAGCTGGGCCGTGGTGTGGACGGTGGGTCCCCTCCGTTCCGTGGCTATCACCATCATCGCTTCATCATGTGGGTGTTCGGCGAAGAGGCTCGGTTCGTATCCAAGTATCCGTTCGTGGAATATCTGAGGTTTGACGAAGATCAGATCGACAAGCGCTTGCGTCAAGGTCCGAGATATTGGAATAGTTATTACCTATGGACCGACAAGATTACTGCCGTCCACCGACAGGCACCGCTAGACTTCGTTATTCCGACCAACTACGCCCAGCTACTTACCGAGGCCATGGAAAGAAGCTGCGAAAATACTGATATTTTCTTCTCTAACATCAAATAGAGGGCTTCGTTAATGGCTACCGATATTCTGATCGCAGTTCCGGCCTTCGGCCAGATGATTACCGCAACCACGTTCCTGACCACCCATTCGTTACGTCAGCACTTGATGAACAAGGGTATCGGAGGCGGCATCACGACGCTGTCTTTCCCAGACATTGCCGAGCTGCGATCGATGTTCGTCACGATCTGGTACGACACGATGCCGAACAGCAGCCACATCCTGTTCATAGATGCAGACATGGGCTTTGAGCCGGATCTCGTGACGGACATGCTCATTTTCAACGAGCCGGTGGTCGGAACGATCTATCCTCAGCGCAAGATGCCGCTGTCATGGGCCGGTTCAGGCAACGGAACACCACAGGCCGAGCGCCGCGGTGATTTCATGAAATGCGAGGGGGTTGGCTTTGGCTGCACGCTGATTCGGCGGGATGCCATTGCGCAGATGGTTGAGAAGTTCCCGGAATTGATCGACACGCGGCTGCATCTTCACCCCGCCGGGGAGACGCTGCGAAATGCAGGGACAAACCGACTGCTGAGGCTGTTTGAGAAGCTGGACATTCCGGATCGTGGCTTGGTCTCTGAAGACCTTTCGTTCTGCATTCGTTGGGGCCAGTGCGGCGGGTCGGTATGGGCTAATATTGGCCGCAGAATGAGCCATGTAGGTCCGTTCGACTATTCCGGCCGATACTTGGACGTGATCGAGGCTCAGGCTGCCCAGCCGCAAATGGAGGCCATCCAGCCGATGAGCGAAGCGCAGATTGAAATGCTGCCGGCGGCGTAAGAGGGGGCTAGTTGATCGGGATAAAGAGGTCCCCCGCTTGACATTCCCAAAATACTCTTGCATTTTGACCATATTCAGTTCCCTCCCGCATGTGGCAGGAGGTTGAGCGGCCAGAGGTAGACGATAGATCGTCCCTCGGCACCCTGTCGCAACAAGCCGTTGTGACTTTCAGGCAATCCCCCGGCAAGCGCTGGACGAGGCCTTAAAAGTCAAAGGCTTTGTTATGGCTAACACCCAAGCGCAATTCGGCTTCGCCCACTTCGGCTATCAGCCGGGCGGTGCGCCGGACTACCAGCTTTCGAAATACGCGATCCAATCGTCCTATGCGACGGCGATCTTCTTCGGCGACGTGGTTCAGAAGTCGGCCAACCTTGGCCCATATATCCAGCCGTGCACCTCTTCGTCAGCAGGCACAGGAATCGTCGGAATTTTCCAAGGCTGTACCTATACACCGAGGGGAAGCGTCCCCGGATGGCTTCCTTGGTATCCCGGAGTTGCTGCCGGTGCCGATTCCACGGCTTATGTGATCGATGCTCCGAACGCCTTGTTCAAGGTCGCGGCGCTTCTGACGGCCGTCCCTGCCACTTCAGTAGGCCAAAATATCGGCTTCTCGACTGGCGCTGGCGGCACCACAATTGGCGGTGGTTTCTCGACTTATACGGTTGACCAAGCATCCCTAGCGTCGACCCCCACTACCCCGTTCAAGGTCGTCTCGATGTATCCCGGAATTGGCAACGGGTCTGACCCCACGACCAATTACAATTGGGTAATCGTCGGGTTCAACAACATGGTCTATCGGCAAGGCAACACGGGTATCATTTAATGGTCTCAGCCGATACCAGCGTGAATGCGGCCAAGCAGGATCAACGAAACGTTGGTCTGTGTGCAGCCGAATCGCTTGGCTATTTCGGTTTGGGTCATCGTCCCGCCCAACACTCTGATCTCGGCAGCCTCCTCCGAGGTCAGGAGTTTCTTGAAGCGAGTGATACGCCCAATATTGATGGCGTGTTGTTTGTTTATCCGATCATCCACCCACTCGAGGTTGGTCGCAACGAAGTTCGTTTTGACGCCATCGATATGGTTGACGAACGGAAGGTTCTTCGGGTTGGGAACGAAGGCGAACGCAACAAGGCGATGGACGTTTATCGTCTTTCCTTTTCCGTCTCGGTACAGAACGACTTGCGGGTATCCCACTTTGTTGACGCGTCCCCTGATCATGTGACCAAGGCGTCGGCGCACGCCGCACAGCGCATGGCTGTCGACGCAAACACGATCGACACTTCGCACTCTTCCGAGATTGCTGACTTCATAAAATCCTTCGAAGTTAGCGACCCCCCGCCATTCTTCATCAATCATCATCTAATGGGTCCTTGTGCAAGAAGTGCCCATTCTATCGTGCTTTCTAGCACCACTCAAGGAGGCCCGGCGTGCCTATTTCATTAGCTAACGTTCGCTCTGAACTGCTGCCCGGCCTGTTTGACGTGCGTGGCAGCTATGACATGATACCCAGGCAATGGGACAAAGTTTTCAAAACCCACAAATCATCGATGGCGGTGGAGCGCTCCACCCAGATGGCGTTCGTGGCGCTGCCGTACCTCAAGGACGAGGGCGCGGCAACCCAGTTCGACAACAACGCCGGTGAGCGCTTTACATGGGCGTTCATCCATATCGAGGTGGCGCTGGGATACGCGATCACACGCAAGGCCATCGATGACAATCTGTACAAAGCACAGTTCAACCCCACCAACCTGAAGCTCCAGGAAGCGTTCGCCCAGTTCAAGGAAATTCAGGCTGCGAACATCTTCAACCTCGGCACGACCTACAATGCCAGTCAGGTCGGCGACGGCGTCGCGTTCTTCTCGACCGCGCATCCCTACGACGGCGGCACATGGGCTAACACGTCCAGCACGCCGAAGTCGCTGAACGAGTCGACGCTGCTCGCGAACATGACCAACGTCCGCGCCCAGTTCGTCAACGAGCGCGGCATGCGCATCCTGGCACGGGCCCGCAAGCTTGTCGTGCCGCCCAATCTTGAAGCTATCGCAATCCGCCTTACCAAGACCGAGCTGCGCCCCGGCACCGCCGACAACGACGTCAACGCCATCCTGTCGCTCTCCGGCGGCCTCCCGGAAGGCTTCATCGTGCTCGACTTCCTCACCTCGAACTTCGCGTGGTTCCTCACCACGAACATCGAGGGCCTCATTCATATGTTGCGCATTCCGTATGAGTCGGACATGTGGGTTGATAATATTACCGACAACTTACTTGTTAAAGCTTACGAAAGATACTCTTTCGGTATAAATGATCCCCGAGCTGCATGGGGGGAGTTTCCGACGGCGTAGAAATCATTGGACTTTTTGCTTTGTTGTCAATTCATAGCAAAAAGTATTTGTCAGCAAGTTGACAACTTAACTGATCTGGTTACAGTTACAAGAACGACAACACCAGATCAGGAGAATGGACATGACGCCGAAAGAGAAAGCATCCACTTTGACCGTCGAATGGCTCCGCGAGCATATGGCTTGTGTTCCAGAGACCGGAACGTTGATGTGGAAGGTGAGAGGCCCCGGAAAAACCGTAGGGAAACCATTGGGGACGGTTGACGCTCTTGGTTACGTTCGGGTGAAAGTCGATAACGTCGTCTACTTTGTCCATAGGTTGATCTGGTTCTACGTCCATGGGGAATGGCCGGCTGGGCAGCTTGACCATATCGACAGCAACAAGTGCAATAACGCGATCTCCAACCTACGCGACTGCACGGCCTCTCAGAATTCGGCGCGTCGCAAGGTGTTTGCCAAAATTGCCCCGTCGCGCGGCATCTTCCCGCACGGTGCCGGATTCGTTGCGCGCATCCATCACGGCGGCGTTCGCCATTATCTCGGCTACTTCGCCAAACTTGAGGATGCCAAGGCTGCGTATGCCGCCAAGGCCAAGGAAATTCACGGCGAGTTCGCACATGTCGAACTAGTTTCCGATTGGGATCGCGCCACGGCGGAAGCGGTCGCACGGAGTCCACATCGCGACTGGCTATTGGTAGCCACGCCAAACTTTGAGGGCTCATATGGCTGATTCTAACTTCCGAGGCCCGGTCAACTCGATGGGCGCAATGGAGGCCAACGCGGCTACGGCCAGCGTTGAGCCTCTTGACGGACCCAGCCTGTTCTATCAGGCAACGGGCTATCCTGACATTCGCTCTGGTTCCTTTTCGAAGGACGGGACGGCTCCGGGACGGCAGCCAGCGTTCCTGACTGGATCGGATTTTGTCCTTCTGGACAACATCCCGCAGGCTCGTGGCTCGACGTTGATTGCTGCGGCTCAGCAGGGTACGGCGCTTGGGAGCACTGTTGCGCTGGTGACTGCGATGATCGCGGGTAACGCGAGTGTGGCGGCCATTACGATCGGTGTGCCGATTATCCCGCTTGGGACCACGGTTGCGACCTTCGCCAACATTGCGCTTGATTTCGGCTTTGCCACGGGAACGACTACGGCGAACAGTTCGACTGTTGCGGTGGTGGACAGCACCATCTTCCGTCAGGGTCAGTGGATCGTGGTCGGCGGCGCGGCTAATACGGCTGGATCTCGCAGCCTGATTGCCCAGGTGATGACCGCAACGTCCTCGACGGCCATTCAGATCAGCCCTGCTGCGGCTACTGGCATCTCGCATACAAATATCGGACAGGCCAATCTGTGGGGTAGTGCGCTTTTACCGCCTGCGACGCAGTTTGGTCCTACTGCTCCGACAGCTACGGGACATGCTTTTGGCGGTGCCATGGAGGCTGGATTTGCCCGCGTCTACAATCCCCGAGAGATGCTGACTCGCACCATCTCTCTGCAGGGCGTTACGGCCCTAAATACGGCCTATAGCTGTGTAGTCTCAGGGTGGGATATCTGGGGAGCGCCAATGACTGAGGTCATTAGCGCGGCTGCCACGGTCACCACCTTCATGGGCAAGAAAGCGTTCAAGTATATCAGTTCTATTACCTGCGGCACGACGCTAGGCAGTAACCAGACGGTTGCTTACGGTATTGGCGACGTTGTGGGCTTGCCGATCAGGGCCGACTATTGGGAAGAGTTGTACGCGACGTGGAACGGTGTCGCGATGGCCAACTTCTCTGGGTTTGTCGCGGCTGTTACTGCCTCGGCCACCAGCACGACCGGCGATGTCAGAGGAACACTGCAGCTCTCGACCTCCATCATTACGGGCGGCGTGGCGACGGCAATGTCGATCGTTGCATCAAATGGTACTGGCCGCGTATACGTTACCTGGAGTGGCCCGGCCACCCCGATTGTCCTAGGCACCCCGACCAATCTGACGCCGATGTTCGGTGTTGCCCAGTCAACCGCTACGACCTAACAGGAGAGACTTTATGTCCAAAATGAAGATGAAGTCGTGCAAGGCCCATGGTGGACGTGCTCAGGTCGTGTCCGGAAACAAGAACGTCTTGGAAGAGGCCGAGGAAGACAAGACCGGAGATGAAGATGCCCACAAGAAGGGTGGACGCGTCAAGAAGAAGGACAAACGCGCCACGGGCGGCAAGGTGCTCGGCCTGATGACGGGCGGCGGCGTGAAGGCTCGGCTGGATAGGCCGGGACGCAAGTTAGGCGGTGGGGTTGGTGCGAACCGTTCTCCGCTCTCGACCGCGCATAGTGCCGGAAGTGGTGGCACTGGCTCATCGTCTCCCACGGACACTTATGGTGGGACACCCAAGTAAGATGGGAAAACTGACGGCCAAGGCTCGCGATAAGATTCATGGAAAGGATTTTGCCGGGCCTGACCGGAGCTACCCAATTCCTGATGAAGGTCACGTCAAGTCAGCGCTTGCTAGAGCATCAGAGTTTCATCATCCCGGTATCGCGGCAAACGTTAAGAAAAAGGCCAAGAAGAAATTTCCTGGCATGAAATTCAAGATGGAAGGCGGTTCTGTGAGCCAGAGGGCAGACAAGCCGCGCAGGAAATAGGATAGCGCGCTATGGGAATGCCCGTCTTAATCCAGCAAAACCAGACTGGGACCAGTTCAATTTGGTTTGCGGATTGGATGCAGACACCGTTCAGTATTTCATTTGGAGCAATCGCGACTGGTACCCCAACCTACAATATTGAATTTACGCTAGATAACATCGATGTCACAACTGGTGGCTCTGGTCAGGGCTCTGTCAGTCCGACTCCGAATGCGACGACGGCAGCCAACGCTACATGGTTTCAGTCTTCCGTCTCCGGAACTACGACTAATGCAGCCGGAAACATTGGCTCTCCGGTTCGCGCCCTCAGGGTGAATGTTGTTACGAGTTCAGCTACCGCTTTTGTCACAGTGAACTTCATGCAGGCAACATTCGGGCGGTGAGCAAATGAGTAATTTATCGGTTGCAGTTGACGGTTCAATTGCTGCAGGTAACACCGGAACAGATGTAGCAGCCGAAGTTACCGCAACGAAGCGTCTTCGCATTCAACAGGATGGATCTCAAGTATTTTATGAGGCTTGGGATTCTTCGGTTCTGGATGCAATTAATTGGAACTCTGTTACAGTCGGCAATACTGGTACTTCGACCCTTGCGACAGGCACGCTATCATTGTTCAGCGGAACAACTGCTGGCGGATTTGCCTACATTACCAGTAAACAGAATTTTCAGCCTGTTTCTCCAGGCTTTCTTGAGTTTGACCATCAAATTCAGATTGGGACGACAGTCATCTCGCACCAATATGCCTATTGGGGTGCAGGTACAGTTCCGGGGTCCCCAACTTTTGCTAGCCCCCTCACTAATTCAATCGCATTTGAGGTAACGAACACTGGAACTTTCAACGCTGTTACATTTGCGTCAGGAAACAGAACGGTTATTAGCAATCTGACGGCTCTCGCTGATACGAGAGTCCATCGCTATCAGATATTCTTTCGTGGCGACACGATGTATTGGCTGGTTGACAACATTACGGTTGCGACCCTTACGACTGGAGCTCAAGGACCAGACAGCAATCTTCTACCATTGATGATGCTGGTTGGTACGGATGGCACTGGTGCGGCATCAACTACTTCACTTCAGGGAGCCGCGCATTATATCGGCGACACATCAAAGGCTGGTAATTGGCTTTCCGATAAGGTTCATCCTCAAATCGGAGCGACTGTTAAACTAGGAACAACACAGCCATTAGCGTCTGATTCACCTCTTGTTGTCGCACTTTCTCCGAATAGCGTTGCCGTTTCGGTGATGCCGAATGCGACAACTGTTACCCCAACTCTAGCCACCACTACTGCTTATACTGCTACGCAGGTTATCGGTGGAATTTTGACGTTTACTGGAGTATTGGGGGCATATAACGCCGGAATTGTGCAAAGTATTACGGCAAAGTTTAGAGCTGAAGCGAGCACGACTGCGCTAAGCATCTCGCTATTCAAAGCTAACCCGTCTGTTGGTACCTACACGGATCATATCGCATCTGCTAGCAACACAGCAGACATTGCAAATCTTTTAGGAACTTACAGAACTGGAACGGGTCTTGGTGACTTGGGTACAATGACGGTGTATAACATTGATAATATTAACAAAGCTGTGGCCGCTGCTACTTCGAATCTGTACGCGGTAGTGACATCGTTGGGAACGACTGCTGCGATGGCTTCCACGAGTGATTTCAGCATGGAAATGGTTGTGCTTCCGAGCTAGGAATGGAGCCGCTAGACTCACATGACATCAAGCGGCACCTACTCATTCCAAATCACGAACGGCGAAGGCGTCTTGGACGCTTTCGAGCGCTGTGGAATTGGCATTGCCCAATTAGAGCAAAAGCATTTCTATACGGCGCGTCGTCAATTGAACCTGATGCTCAGTTCTGAATGGAGCAACAAGCAGGTAAATTTGTGGAAAGTTGAGCTTAATTCTCAACTTCTGACCCAAGGAACGGCGGCTTATACACTGCCGGCGCGGGTTGTCATGGTACTGGACGCTTACCGCTCAACGACCACGGCTGGCGTGCAGACAGACATATTTATGACGCCAATCAGCCGTGACGACTATGCGGCATATCCGTCCAAGGCGACACAGGCACCACCAACTCAATATTGGTTCGATCGGCTGATAACTCCGACCTTTACGACCTATCCAGTGGCTGATGCTGGCGGTCCATATACCGTCAATTACTATGCCTGCGTTAACGTTCAGGACGCCAACCTCGCTGGGGGTGAGACTCCTGACGTACCTAATCGTTGGTTTGACGCTATGTGTGCTGGATTGGCCTACCGTCTGGCGCGTGTCTATGCGCTGGACAAGATGGCGATGCTAAAGTCCGACTACCAGGAGGCTTGGACGGCTGCCGCCACTCAGGACATCGAGAATGTTCCGATCCGGATCATTCCAAAAATGGGAGGATACTGGTCATGAGGCGCCATCCGCGCAGGGCCGCCGTTGATCCGTTTCATCCCCAAGGCTGGGCGACGTCCGATCGTAACGGAGCAGTTGGCAACCTCGCCAACATGCGCTTTCAATATGAGTGGAGGGGGCCGAAGCTCCAGAACACTCGTGTCCTGGTACATGAAGATGAACTCGACGAACCGCAACGCCAACTTGGCGCTCCCGCGCTGCTTGGTCCAGATCCTCTACCACTGATAAATGCGCGTCCGGAACAATATGCGATTGATGAGTATCCCGTATCAACGCGCTATACGATGGATGGACGTATTCGTGTCATCATGCAGAACCCGAACGGGTACAACATCAACTTGATTACGACCATGCAAGGCGGAATTCTCGATGGCACTGTCCGGAGCCTATAAATGGTAGGAACGACGCTTCCAGCGGTTGTCAGAGTAGTTGACCTTCCTGTCGGAACGACAGTGACGGGAGCGGAATTGTTCGAGGTCGTGCAAACCTCTGCTGGAGTTGGCCAGTCCGTTCAACTCTCGTTGAATCAGTTGAATGCTCTGGTCAATATTCCAACCGGTGGGGCTACCGGCACGATTCTGAACAAGTCTAGCGGTGCAAACTATTCCACACAGTGGAGCAATATCACTCAGTTTGTTGCTATTGGCACGTCTCTTTCCACGACGGGTAGCGCCACCTCGATCGTGGCGTTCGTGGCCAATCAGGGAATTACCTCAACACAGATCGCCAATAATGCCGTTGGCACTAATCAGGTAGCTAGCAGCCTTGGGATTGCCAGCTCACTGAGCATTGGCACCCTTCTAACAGTCGGCGGCACGGCTACTGTCACGGGCACTACGATCCTAAATGGTGGCCTCCAAGTCACCGGGACCACGCTTCTGACTGGTGTTACCGGAGTCGTAGGCACCTCGCAGTTCACTGGCGCTTTTAACGTTGTAGGAACGTCTCTCTTAACCGGATTGTTTGGTGTTGTCGGAACTTCTCAGTTTACCGGCGCGTTCAATGTAGTTGGTACGACGCTTATAACTGGCACTCTTGGAGTTGTTGGAACATCAACGTTCACAGGAACACTAAATATAATTGGAACTTCGTCTATAGGTACGGCAACAGGTAGTTCTTTAGCACTATCGTTCGGTACCAATACTACTGGAGGAAACCTATCAGTCTCATGGCCTAATGCTGGCGCTCCAGCATCATCAGGAACGGTTGATGCCAATGTTGCGGTCAGATTCAACGTTCAAAGCGTTGTGTATGATTTTGGGGTGTATGCTGGAGGTACTATTTGGAAACAAGCTAGATTAATATCAAATCTAGCCACCAATGAAGCTATTGCTCTAAATCCGAATGGTGGTGGTGTAGCAATTGGCACTGCTGGAATTACTGGAAATACTGTTCTTGCGGTTCAGGGAACCACTCTTGTTACGGGAACGTTAGGGATTGTTGGTACGTCTCTTTTGACAGGTGCCTTGGTTCTTGGCAATGCCACGACAGGAATCATGTGGTCGAGCGCGACCGGTGTCATTTCCGCAACGACCAACATTGCGACTGGTCTTGTCGTCACGGTGTTCAACGCAGGAAATGCTACCACAGGAACGATTACACCGTCCCCGTTGAATGGGAATTATCAGTATCTGACCAATAATGGTGCATTCACTCTTGCTGCTTATACGACATTTGATTTTGCACTTGATATTCTTATCCAGAATGGAACTGCACCAGGAGCGATAACTTTTTCAGGATGGCGCGCGGCATCAGTTGCGACAAGTGCTTTTACTACTACTGCAAGGGCAATTCAAAGTGCGGTGATAGCAACTGGCAGCCCAGGAATTGTCACGGTGACGGCCCATCTCTCGAATGTCGGTGACCCCGTATGGTTCAGCACGTCCAGTGCTCTGCCGACCGGAATGTCCTCTGGTTTGATTTACTATATCTCGACTGCAACAGCTAACACTCTTCAGATCGCGACCACGCCGGGAACTACAGTATCGATTAATCTTAGCGGAACTCAGGCAGGAACTCATACCGCAACGTTCCCAAGTCAGTATCTTGCCTCCTTGAGATCGATGCATTTTGCTCCAACTGTGGGTGTTACGGCGCTGCAATGATTATCTTGCCTGATAAAAACATACCTCACACCAAAGTGCTCATGGCGGCGACAAGGCATGAATGGCGCCAGCCGTCGCAAAGGAAAGAAATATTCGGAAGAGAAAACCAGCAACGATGGCGATTGACTGCGTATCTGAATGATGGGGCTATCTACTGGCGCGGGTGGTTCGACGACAGGGATGATGCAGACGCGTTTTTGTGGGCGTTAGCTACCGGTTCATTGCAGTCCGAACGAGAACTTTGGAGATTGCCGGCGCCTTGGTGGCCTGGAATCGGAGAAGATCTTAGCTACGAATTTACATCCATCATTTTTCTAACTTCTAGTCCCGGTAATGTCCAAACCACCACGATTCCGGGTGACTGGAATAACATCAGCAACACGGTTCATTCAATCGGAGCTGGTGGAGGCGGAGCAACTTTCAAAAGTGGGTCAAATTGCGGTGGCTCTGCTGGTGGTGGAGGGTGGTCTGGAAGTTCCAATGTTGCTGCCAACCCTGGCACAACAGCTTGGTTCAACCCTGGTTTGGGTGGTGTCACTGGCGCATCAGGATCGAACGGCGTTGCTGGTGGGCAGAGTTGGTTTAACACGGCGACAAATACGGCGCCCGTGGCAGCTTCCACTGGTGCTCTGGCTAACGGTGGAGGCGCTGGTCTATCGACTGGAGGCACAGGGACTGGGGCATCTACAACTGGTGCGATCGGCACACATACAGCGGCTGGCGGCAACGGTCTAGCTACTGTCGGAGCTTGGGCTACCGGTGGAGGCGGCGCGGCTGGTGGCCCTGGAGTTGCGAACGCAGGCGCAAATGGCGCAAATGGCGGTGCTGACAATGGTCTGACGCAAGCAAATTCATCTGGCGGCGGCGGCGGCGGCGCTGATGGCGGGTCTAATGGCGGTGCTGGTGGGTCTGGAGTTGGAGGCACTGGTGGAGCTGGAGCCAATGGCGGCGGTACAGGCGGTGCTGGCGGTTTTCAAGCTGGCGGACAAGCTGGCTTAGCTGGAACAGAATTTGATGCTACGCATGGGGCTGGTGGCGGTGCCGGGGCAGGTTCGTGGACAACCAACACATCCGGGACCGGTGGTCTTTATGGCGGTGGTGGATCTGGCGGAGCCGGTGCCAATGCTGGGCTGACTACTGGACAATCCGGAAGTGCTGGAGCACAGGGAATCCTTGCTCTAATTTATGTGCCGAAAATTAGCGCCTTTAACATGCCAATGCTGGGGATGTAGATGCCGTTAACCTACGCCACATACGTTTCGTCTCTCGCCAATATGATGGTGGTTCCGAGCACGGACCCTGGTTTTCAAGCCATGATTCCGAATTGTCTTGATGATGCAGAGCTGTTCCTGCAGCGCAAGCTTGATCTTGTCGATTCGACGGTCAGGGATTCCAGCGCGACCTTTACGCTGAGTACGAGGAATTTCAATCTTCCGTCATCTCTTGGGACATATATTGTTGCGGAGCAATTGAACGTCATAACGCCAGCAGGAACAACCAATCCTGAGAGTGGTACGAGAAACCCGCTGATCCCCGCATCGATCGATACGTTGGATTTCCTGTGGCCGAGTTCGAGCGGTTCAACTCGTCCCGTTTATTTCTCAATGATGGATCAGGACACAGCCATCGTAGGGCCATGGCCTGATGCCACTTATACGGTGGAGGTGGTAGGGACACAGAGATTCACTCCACTATATGTTAGTCAGACTACGTCACCTCTTTCGGTATTCTTTCCGGATCTATTGCTTGCGGCATCTCTGGTGTTCGCATCTGGCTATCAACGCAACTTTGGCTCAATGGCCGACGATCCTAAAACAGCTATGAGTTGGAAACAGCATCTTGATGATTTGCTGAACGACGCGCAAACTGAGGAAGCGCGCAAGAAATTCCTCATCGGCCACAATGTAACTCCTCAGCCAAAGGCTGGATAGAAGGTTTAGATATGAGATATTTTCACTTAATCATAAGTTTTATTGTTGGATTAATTTTTTCGATCCTTAGCGCGCTACCGGTTTCAGCGCAGACGACATGGTCGTGCGCCAATCACACGTTTACGATGCCGGGCACCGATCGCCCGATCTGCTCGGCGACGTGGACGCTGACAGGAGCGGCGGACGGCACTGATCAGGTGCAGAAATGGTCTGTCTCGGCGGTATGGCGCACAGGGTTCATCTGGAGCTTGACGCCGTGGGAGCCGTTCCCGGTGACGGTCGTTGGCTTCAGTCTGATCAAGACACAAGGAGGCCCGCATACGAACACCTATGTCGGAAGCAACTGCAATCCCGACGTGATTGGCTGGTTGCTGCCTGGCGCGACGGGGGCACAATACTCGCCATCTGGTTGGGCGGCTGGATTCGGATTTCCGCTGCCGTCTAGCACCGATCCTACTGCTCCAGGCTGCTATCTCGATCTCCATTCGGTTGCTACTGGTGGAGGCACATTGCAATATGCGCTGACGGTTTACTATGCGCCTCAACCTTCTTCATCTGGAGTGCCAGTATGTACCACGATGAACCCCTCGGACAAGAGCGCTAACCTGACCCTATCAGGCGGTAATTTGTCCGTATCCAATAATGGAGTGGCTACACATTCGATGGTTAGAGCTGTCGCTGGAATAGTTCCAAACACCGGACAGTATCATTGGGAATGGACGTTCGCCAATCAGGGCAACACAGCTAACGGCCCACCAATCAACATCGTCGGGATTCAGGACGGTGCGGTCGCGGTGAGCAACGCGGTAGGAAATGCCGGCACTGGCGCAGGTATTGGCTATAATTCTGGCAACGGCTGGACCTATGCAGACGGATTTACGCCAATAGGTGCCTCTGGTTCGGTGATGGCTAACGGCACCTATGCAGCAGACTATGACAGTGCTCTAGGACAACTCACGATCACCGGACCGAACATGTTCACGAGCATTACTAGAACAGTGAGCAGCACGATTCCGACGCTATACCCTGCGGTCTCGCTATGGGGGTCAGGTGCTGGAACTATTACATTCAACTTCGGCGCATCGGCATTCTCGTATCCAGTACCTACTGGTTATAAGTCTGGATTATGTCAATGAGAGAGCATGATAAATGACAGAACCGATCACAACGAACCGGTCACTCATAGTCCCAAATACCGGCGACCTTTCTGGCGCCTGGGGCACCTCCGCGCTCAATCCAAATTTTCAATCGATTGATACTCTCTTCGGCGGTGTCACGACGATCTCGCTGTCAAGTACGACAACGATTCTTTTGAGCGTGCCTGCGACGACTGGAGTTTGGCCCGGAGGTAATCCGTCGCAATCGATGAACTCACTTATCAAGTTCACCGGCGCTCAGACTGGTAGCGCCGTGATCCAGTTCACGCTGCCGGGATTTTACATCGTCAATAACCAGTGCACTGGTACGACTTCCGTGCAGCTTGCGCCGTCTGCTGGTGTTGGTAACAAGATAGGCGCTCCTCCTGGCCAAAAAATCCATATCTTCTACGATGGAACAGATATGGACTATGTCGATATGTCAACGCCTGGAGCGGCGCTTGATCTTCACACCAACACGACGACGCTCCCGCCGTGGATGACAGCATGCACGGTCTCTCCTTATCTGGTTAAGGACGGTTCTGTTTACACATCATCTGTCTATCCGGCCTTGTCTCAGTTACTAGGCTCGACCTATGGAGGAAATGGCGTCACGACGTTTGGCGTTCCTGACGAACGATCGAGATTGAGGCTTGGCGCAGACACTGTTCAAGCGGCATCTGGGGCCACATCAGCGCGGCTCACGTTTGCTCAAGCGGGTTTTACGGGATCTTTGCTCGGAGCTTCTGGCGGCACATCAGCTACCGTTTTGGCGCTCGCGAACCTGCCTCCATATACGCCGTCAGGAAGCGTCATACTCGGCCAATCTCCCAACGCATTTTTTATCCCTGAGAATCCTGCTGCTGTTAATTTTGTTCAAGTCGCATCAGGTGTAGGTTTTCTAGTGCCTACCGGTACTGGTGCGTGGGGTAGCAGTCCTACCCTGGCAATTACAGGAAACGCTCAAGGCGGCACCAGTCAATCCATGGTCAACGTACCACCAGCTATCGTGTCTATCCTTCCGCTGATCAAGACGTAACAATGCCTTATGGTTCTGTCCAATTTATTAAGATTATGTTCGGTCGTAGTGGCCGGATTTTTTGGCGCGTTTTATCATTTGGAATGCAGCTTGAACGGTTGCTCCGAATCTATCTCCAATCTCTCGGTATGAATGACCACAACGATGCATTTCGAACGCGATGGGAGGGTATATTTTACCCCTATGATGGTCTAACCCTCGTAATAGATAACCTGATTTACTTGCATGGTCTGCGTTCTCTCGAGTGGTTACCCATTCTAGGTTTTCGACTCTATTATCCGCTCTATCGCTATTTTTATGGTTTACGACCTGTCCTTTGGATGGATCACCAATGAATGCTCCAGCTACTAGCCGATGCACTCTTACGGTAAGTTCTCTACCGCGATACTTGAATGTTGCTTGTCGATATCCGAACACATTTCTAGTTGAGACTGGCAAAGGAGCATGTCTCACATTGCCAAGATTGCTAATTTCGAATGTCCGTGACAGCCATTTTATGGGAACAGGTTTCCATATTTCTTCCATGTTTATACCACCTTCATTTCGTTTAAGTTTAGGGGTATAAACTATGCCATATGGGTCTGTCACGTTAATTCCAGGAGTAACCACGGAAAGAACGCCGACGTTGAATCAGGCTGGCATTTCGCAGAGCCAATTGATCAGGTTCAGGGACAATCTCGTCCAGAAATATGGTGGATGGTCTAAGTTCTATGCCTTCAACATATCTGGCATACCGCGAGATTTGCACGCGTGGCAGGATTTGAACGGTGCAGAGCATTTGCTGGCTGGGACGACCGGAAGCCTTAACATGATCACGTCAGGGTCTCTGGTTGCGATCACGCCACAACAAATCATCTCCAATACCGGTCCCAACTTTTCGACGATCGGAAACTCGACCACGGTAACGATAGCTGATCCAAACATCAGCGGTTTGAGTTCGTTCGATACGGTTATGATAAACACTCCTGTAACCGTTGGATCAGCGATTATTTCCGGTCTATATACGATCGTTACGTTAGGTGGGACGGGTTACAAGATAAATGTCGCAACAGCGGCGTTCACAACCGTAACTAGTGCAGGTTCTGTGCCGTTGTTTCAGACTACGGCGACATCAAATCTGGTGAATGTTCTTTTCACCTCTCATGGTCTATCCAGCACTGGTTTCATCAATGTAGCGTTTCAGGCTACTACTTCGCTGTCTGGAGTAACCATCTTCGGGGTCTATCCGGCTGTATGGATCGACACCAATAATTTCTCCATCAATGCGAATACGCTGGCTACCGCTGCGGCTACCGTATTCATGAATAACGGAAGCGCGAGCTTTCAATACTTCATCAACCTTGGACCTTCATCTAGTGGAAGTGGTTACGGCACGGGTGGCTATGGGGCTGGAGGGTATGGAACGGGTGCTATAAGCGCATTCCAGACAGGAACTACAATCACCGCAACAGATTGGACGAGCGATAATTGGGGGGAAATAGCGCTAGCTAATCCTACTGGTGGGCCGATCTATCAATACGATCCGACCGGAGGTTTCACCACCGCTAGCATGATAGTCACAGCCCCTCCGTTTAATGGTGGGATTTTCATATCCAATTCGTTGCAAATTCTTTTTGCGTGGGGGTCGACGGCAAACGCTAGTCTTGGCCAGTCTCAAGACCCGATGCTCGTCAGATGGTCGGACCAAGGTGATTATACCCAGTTCATAACCTTGACTACGAACCAAGCCGGACAATTCAGGATTCCGATTGGATCGGTCATTCGTGGCGGCATGGCGGTGTCAAACCAGAACCTGTTCTGGACTGATCTCGACCTATGGGCCGCGACCTACAAGGGTTTCCCTCTGGTCTTCGGGTTTAATAAGATCGGGGCTGGCGCTGGTCTCATATCGTCTCATGCTGCGCAACAGTTTCGAGGCTCGGTCTATTGGATGGGAGCGAGCAACTTCTATTCCTACGATTCGAACGGTGTGAGTGTCATGCCGTGCACGGTCTGGGATTTCGTATTCCAGAATAGCAACACATCGTTTCTGCAAAACGTTCGCGCCATGCCTAATACGCCATACAACGAGATTGGGTGGCTGTTTCCATCTTCTGCCTCAGTGAGTGGGGAAAACGATTCCTACGTCAAGATGAACGTCACTGAGCCAACCAAGCCATGGGACTACGGAACTCTACCGAGGTCCGCGTGGATGGATCAGACCATTCTCGGACCGCCTATATCTGCCACATCAAACGGAATCATCTATTCTCAGGAGACAACGAACGACGCTGACGGGCAGCCGATGACTTCATCGTTTACGACAGGCTACTTTGTAATTGCTGAGGGAGAGGACTTTGCTTTTGTCGACGTTATCATACCGGATTTCAAATGGGCGCTGTACGGCGCATCAGGTTCGGCCCAAGTCCAGATGACGTTTAACGTCATCAACTATCCCGGTGATACGCCAGTAAGCTATGGCCCATACACAGTCACGGCTACAACCGAGTTTATCTCTGTTAGGTTTAGAGGTAGGCAGATGTCGATTACTGTTCTCACCAATGATCAGGGAAGTTTTTATAGACTGGGGAAATGTCGCTATCGCTATGCCCCATCAGGGAGAAACTGATGGCTGGCGCAGACGAGGTAATCAGCCAACTCAACAACATCGCGGTGCAGCTCGCGGCGTGGAATCAAGCTGTGTCGAACGCGACTCCGGCCGCTACTACGACGACATCGCCTAAGTTCACGGCCGTCACGCTGGGGACTGCTGCGATCTCAGTTGTGATTAGTACCAGTTCGGTTCGGCATGGGATCATCCTGCACAATCCTGGCGGAACGGCGACGTGCTATGTCTTCCAAACCGGCATGGCCACATCTCCAACCACCACCACGCTAGGAGGCTCACTTGCCATCGCTCCCGGCAGTACCGTGATGTTGCCTTCCGCGCAGTTCCCTAATTTCAATGCAGGTCTATCCGGATTTGCCGGGACGGGAACCGGGCAACCCTTCACCGTGATAGAATGGTTTTGAGAGAAGGAAGTCATGCCGCTGATTCATTCAAAATCTGAGCCTGCGTTCAAAAAGAATGTTGAGACACTGATGGGAGACGTTGGAAAAAGCCCTCACGTTCAATCACGTCAGCAGGCCTTGGCAATCGCGTTTGAAACAAAACGCCGTGGCCGCGCGGATGGTGGCGGCGTGTTCGAAGGTCCTATTATCTCCGACGTTCCCGGCCGGACTGACCGACATGAGATGGATGTAGCGGCGGGTTCCTACGTGCTGCCCAGTTCTCACGTTGCGTCCATGGGCGAGGACAACACCATCGCCGGCATGAAGCACCTCAGGCAGATCGGCCCGCACGGCATCCGCAAGCTCGTCATGTCGGCCAAGGGTGCTCACGACATCGTCCGCAAGCATCGGATGAAACGAGCGCTCGGGGGAGCGGCTGGGGAGGACGGAACCGGGCATCCAGTACCTGTGGTAACAGCAGGGGGTGAGCACGTGCTTTCCCCGGACGAGGTCAAAATCATCGGATCTGGGGATATCAATTTAGGCCATCGTTTGCTGGACAACTGGGTAGTAAAAAATAGGGCCGACCACATCAAAACGTTAGCGGCGCTCGACCCGCCCGCTAGAGATTAGGGAAAATTCTCCATGTAGTTTCTGTTCTGCTCGGAGACGTTCTGTGTAGGCTTCTTCTACTGTAGCAAAAAGACCAAGATTCAAAGTTTTGTAGTCAACGCATATGCGGGCATGCCACTTCTGAGCGGCTTTATGAAAGGAAACGCCCTTGTATCCTGATGTGTTGTTAGATTTGCGCTTGCAATTCATGGCGTTCTGCGAGCGACTTGCTAAACGCAAATTGCAGATACGGTTGTCGATTTTATCGCCGTTAATGTGGTCAACTTCTAAGGCTGGATGAGATCCATAAAAATGAGCCCAAGCAATCCTATGAGCGTTGTATCGTTTGCAAAAAATGCTCATCGCCGAATATCCGGTCTGGCTTGCTACGTTTGCAGCCACTTGTTTGCCGGAAAATCTTGCATTCCAATTTCGATCAATCCTTGCAAGCGCGCCGGGTCGGATTGCACGCTGACGCCAAATGAAAATCCCGGTTTCCGGGTTGTAATCGAGAAGCTCTCGAATCTGCTCTATGGAAAGGTCTATCATGGCCAATCATCTGGTGTTTGCTTTTGCAAAAGTAGGTATTTGAAAAGATGATACAAGAAGCAAAAATCAGAATTGCAACATCTTCTGATGAAGAAGAGGTTATGCGGTTACTTACGATGATGCACGCTGAAGGCGGGATCATGCCTCTTGATGAAGGCGAGGCTAAAAAAACGTTCCGCCTAGCATTTAACCGACAGGGTGGGATTCTTGGAGTTATCGGTGAGCCTGGCGATATCAGGGCCATGATTTTTCTTCTGATAAGTCACTTTTGGTATTCTAAGTCGAACCATCTTGAAGAACTATTCAACTTTGTGCGGCCGGATGTTCGTAACGGTCCGCAAGAATACGCATGGCAGTTAATTGACTTTGCGAAAGAGTGCGCCACAGAGATCGGGATTCCGCTCACCATTGGCGTGCTGACCAACTACCGGATGCAAGGCAAGGTCAGGCTGTACCGCCGCAAGTTGGGCGTCCCGGCCGGGGCTTGGTTTGTGTACGGCAGCAAATGGCAGAACGAAGAGCCGAACGAGGATTTCTGGCGCGAGCCATTTCCGAAACGCGGCAAGGCCGGCGGCAAGGACGTTCGCCACCTGAAGACGGTAGGAGGCTGATATCGGAAGCGGAAAAGGAAGCAATTCCACGCAGACCACGCAATCCGGCACCAGCACGACGGCACCGGATTCGAACGCCATGCAGGCGTACCTAGCGCTGCTCAACCGCGCCTCGGGCGTGGCATCGACTCCCTATCAGGGTTTCCAAGGCGAGGAAACCGCGCCGATCAATGAGCAGCAGCAAGCTGGCATTGGCAACATTAACCAGATTTCCGGGCCTAATTCACAGTTTATCGGTCAGATTGATGCATCTGGAAACCCGATCAGCGCAGCCGATATCCAGCGGTATCAAGACCCCTATACCAACGATGTCATTCACGCCACGCAGGCTGATTTTGACGTTCAAAACCAGCGCGCCAACTCGACGGTTACGGGCAATGCTGCGGCTCAAGGCGCGCTCGGCGGTGATCGCGTTGGCGTGGCTCAGGCACTGACAGCCGAGGGGCAGGCCCGTGTTCAGGCCCCGGTCATTGCTGGGCTGCGCAGCCAAGGCTACCAGCAAGCCGTTAACACGGCTGAAAATCAGCAACAGCAGGCCATGAGGGCTGGCGTATCGGCGCAGAGCGCGGCGATGCAGGGCGCACAGGCCCAGGTCGGTGCCGGCACGCTCGAGCAGCAGACCCAGCAGGCGCAGGACACACAAGCCCGTCAAGACTACTACCAGCAGCAGGGTTACCCGTTCCAGGTGGCTCAATGGCTGGCCGCTATTGATACCGGGGTCGGTGGTTCGATGGGTGGAACATCCACGTCCACGGGAAATGCCTCGACGCAGGGGCCATCTCCGAATCCGTGGACACAAGCATTAGGTCTTGGTTTGGCAGGAGCTTCGCTATTTCCTAAAGAGGATGGCGGCGCGGTTACCGGGAAACGCGCGGGATTTTCCAGATTTGCGGAAGGCGGCGGCGTTCACGACGATTTCAATACGATGCTGTCGCCAGATCAAGAACGGGCATTTCAGTCTTGGAAATCTCAGAATGCCGCCAATGATAGCGGAGCAGACTACGATTTGCGCGGGGCTTATCTCGCAAATATGCAGCGCGATCCTGAAAACGGTCATATGGGAGACAGGTTCAAAAAACCAAACCATCCCACCTTTAGTGATCAATCACAGTATGCCACTGGAGACCAGCGCGATCGAGCCGGATTTTGGGTTGGACCGGAGGGACCAGATCAGACGTTTGTGCCTCCAGTAGCTACCAAGCGTCGCGGCGGACAGGTTATGCTACGGGCAGGCTTTGCTTCTGGCGGCAGCCCCTACGGCGGCATTGGCCCGTCATGGGTCCCTGTCATGGACCCGCGAGCAAGCCCGGTCAGTGTGCACGCAAGCATGCCTTCCGCCCCGCAGGCTCCGAAACAAAGCGGCCTGTCACAGGATCAGATGAAAGGCATTGGAACTCTGGCCCAGAAGGGTTGGAATGCTGTTAATGACTATGCCGATCCGGGGACGGCTGAAAATCTATTGCCGGGATTGACGGCTGACGATTATGGATCATGGCGCGGTGGGCGGATCAAGCGCTACGCCACGGGCGGTTTCGCCGATGGCGGCGTGCCTGATTTCAACGACCGGTTTGATGCAGCATATCCGAATATGTCGGCTGGTGTGGGGGCATCTAGGCCAGCCGTTGATACCCTTGGTCCTACATATGACGACGGCGGCGGGCCGTTCCGGCTTTCCTCTCCAGAGGATCTGAACGATTGGCGGGCTCGGGTTGACCGAGACAACGGGAAGAAGATCACCGAATCAGCCGTTGATGCGGGATTACCGCCTCCGCAACTTGCGGCGGCTCCGGATGTTGCGCCATTGCCTCCGGAAGTCACGTCTGGGGTTTCGTCGAAGCCTCGCATGACGGCCTCTGCCGCGCCTCCGGAAGGCGCTGAGGACGGCACGGAAGCGCTGAGCTATGCAGGCTCGCCCCGTATGAAAGCCGGCGTGGGCGCCCCGCAAAACCTCACAGCCACCGAACAGGAAAAGCCGGGCGGCATCCTCGATTCTCTCGGGATCAAGATGACCCCCGAACTACGGCAGGGCCTGATGCAGGCCGGACTTGCCATGATGGCGACGACCAGGGGCGGGCCGGGATCGTTCCTTGGCGGGCTGGGTGAAGCCGGGATGGCCGGCGTCGGCGCCTATTCCAAGTCGGTAGAGGCGCAGCAAAAGCACGATCTTGAGCAGATGAAGCTGTCTCAGGAACAGGAGCGCATGCATTTGCCATACGAGCAAATGACTGCTGCGGCGCAAGAAGAGGCGGCAAAGTCACCGCTGATTCGCGGCCCTGACGGCAAGATGATTGTTAATCCTGCTTGGGTCCAGATGAAACAAAAGGAAGCCGATATTACCCAAAAGGATAATTGGGCGCCGCTGCCCGGCGACGGCATCAATCCTGATCGCATGTATAACAAGGTCAGTGGCGAAGTTAAGGAAGTTCCTGCCCAACAAACTGGGACAGCAACGACTACGCTAAATCCTGGGCAGTTTGACTACCGTGCCAATGCACCTCAGGTGAATAAGGGCGATACTGTGCCTGAACCAGCGGTTATTGCTGGTCATTCTCCGGAGCTTCTTAAGAGGGATGCGGAACTCTATCTGGCAACGGGTCAACTGCCTAAAGCATCGGTAAGCGCGAGAAGCGATGTAGGCAGAGCTCAAATGATTTACCAGCGTGCTGTGCAGAATTACGGCGTTACATTGGCTGCGTCGAAGGGCCTGAATATGGCGCAGATGGCTGATTTGCAGCGCTTTGGTACAAATGCAGCCAAATTTCCACTTAGCAAGCAGGGCGATCAGACTGTCGCTATCGGTACAGCAATCCGCCACATTGGGGCGCTGGAAGATTACGCCAAGGCATGGGATGCGTCCAAGGGCAATGTCAATGCGCCAATCCTTCGACAGGCAGCAGCAAAGTTTGCGACTTTCCTGGGCAAGGCAGAGCCGACTAATCTGGAAGAAGCAGCCAGCATAGCTGGACCGGAAATCATCAAGGCTATCGGTGTCGCTGGCGGTGGTACGGGTGGCGAGCGCGAGGCTCAGGAATTCCATTTCCGGCCGGGCGCGCATACAGACCAGATCCTTGGTGCGGCCAACGTTGCAAAGACGTTCCTTGCTGGGCAACTTCCCGCCAAGGAAGCGCAGGCCAGCAATGTCGGCTTCCCGCATGAACGGTTCATGCAAATGGTTGGGCCGACTGAATACGACTATCTGAGTGCGATCAACCATGGCAAGGCACCAACCGCCACGACAGGAGAAAAGCCAAAGCCATCACCAGCGGACATCGACTATGCCCGCACTCATCCTGAGGTGAAAGACAAGTTCATTGCCAGATTCGGAGTTTCCCCGTGACCGACGACGCGCCGGACTGGGCAAATGATAGCGCGATATCTGGGGCCCCCGATTGGGCCAAAGAAACCACGCCTGATGTTGGCAAACTCAATGCTGCAGGTCGTGGAGTTCTTCAGGGAGCAACGTTTGGTTTTTCTGACGAGTTGCGCGCGATCGACGAAGCCGGAGGCGCTGGCCCAACCGACCCTGGCACCCCTGTAACTAGCCTCAAAGGGGCGTACAAATACTGGACTGGCGACCCGGAGGCCGTGCAGCGCTACGACCAAGCGATAACTAGGGAGCGCGCAGCCGATGAAACGGCGAAGGCCCAGCATCCTTACGTCTATGGAGCTAGCGAGGTAGCCGGCGCTATTCCCTCAATGGCTGTTTTGCCGGAGGCCGGAATGGCCCGGGCACCGGCGCTTTTGCGTCCAGTGCTGAAGGGCGCGCAGGTCGGCGCTGAATATGGCGCGTTATCCGGGGCTGGGGCTGGTACGGATGCATCGGAACGAGTGATCGGGGCTGGTACCGGAGCTGTCGCGGGCGGCGTCGGTGGCGGGGCTGGAGCCGGAATCCTTCAAGGGATCGGTGCTGTGCTTGGTCCTATCGTCGGTAAGGCCATAGGCGCGTTCAACGGCTGGAAAGACCCGGAAGCCGAGGCATCGCGTCGTCTCGGTGCTGCCCTCATGCACGATCAGGAAGCCATTGCTAACGGCGACGCTAAGGGCATGTCGGCGCAGGACTGGCTTGCGGCCAAGCGAGCGGGCGAGCCGGTGACGCTGGCTGATCTCGGAGCAGGGAACACACAGGCGCTTTTGCGCTCGGCTGGCAATACGGCACCGGATGCATGGGCCAAGCTCGAGAGCACGTTCAACGAGCGGTTCCTCGGACAGAGCGAGCGCGTCGCCAAAGACGTAAAAGATCTTGTTGCGGGTGGGGCCAACGCCAACAAGACATCTGACCAGATCGTCGCGGAGTACGACGCTGGCCGGGTTCCGGCTTATGCCAAGGCGTTCAAGGAGGGTGACAAGGAGATCGTATCTCCCGTTATCGAACGGTTGATGGGGAGCCCGACGTTTGAAGACGCGATGAAACGGGCGGTAACGAGCGGGAAGGACCGGGCGGTTTCAGAAGGCTACGGCGCCTTCAATCCAGGTGTTACCGTCGAAAACGGAATGATAAAGTTTACCAAAACCAACCCAAAAGGGGTTCCTCAGTATCCTAACCTACAATACTGGGATGCCGTGAAGCGCGAACTCGACAGCATGGCGAGTGTGGCACGACGGCAGGGCGACACGTCTTCTGTTGCTGGCAACTTGGCATCGACACTTCGGGGTGAACTGGATACAGCGGTTCCTTCTTATGGCAGCGCGAGGGGCGTTGCATCGCAGTATTTCAACGAGAGCAATGCTCTTGAGGCCGGTCGCACCCTTGCCGGCAAGAAGGTAGACCCGCAACAGATTATTACCGCAATGCGGCAAATGAAGCCAGACGAGCAGGAATTGTTCCGCGAGGGGTATGCCTCCGATTGGGCTGATCGCGTCATCAAGAACATCAGCGATACCCGCGACATTACCAAGGCCATGTTCAATTCTCCGAATGAGCGAGCGCGAGCGTTGGCGGTGTTCGGTCAATCCGGACTTGACAAGATGCAGGCCCGAATGGCGCTGGAAACCGTCATGCAGGGCGCCAAGAACGCCATGGGCAATTCGACCACAGCAAAGCAGCTCATCGAGGCTGGCATGGCGGGCGGGCTGGTTGGCGGCTACGAAAGCGGCTGGGACTGGAAGCACGTCGCTGGCGGATCGCTGGCAGGAAGTTTCGCGGCAAAGAAATACGCCGGAGACCTCGCCGCGATGGGTGCCCGCAAAATCATGGGCCGAGTCGACAGCAAGACGGCCTCCCATGTTGCAGACCTACTGACATCCAATGACCTGACGCAAATGCGCAAGGGTCTGGATATGGCCATGAAGAACAAGGCGATTATGGACGGGCTGCGCCGCGCGGCCAACACGGCCGCGCTCGGCACACAAAGTCCGGCTTCGTCGGCTATCGCTAGTTACGTGCCGCAGAAACTTTTGATGCATTCGGCAGACCAAAGCGACCAAAGAAAGCCGCCGACCAACGCCGGCTTTGCAAGAGGTGGAAATGTCTCTGATCCTAGCCAAGTTCATTCTACCGCTGGTTATGCAAGGGGCGGCGCGGTCCACAATCATAATCCGAGCGAAGCTCAAAAGAAGGCGGGAAACTACAGCAAGACGCATCGCTTCTTTCACGGGCTGGATATCACGCTGGAGAACCTGAAGGGGCATCCCCGCTCAGGCATCGGCAGGAACGGCAAACGCTGGTCGGTTACCATGCCTGCCTCATACGGGTACATCAAGCGAACTGAGGGCGCAGATGGCGATCACGTCGACTGCTACCTCGGCCCCAATGAGAAATCAGATCAGGTCTTTGTGGTCGACCAGAAGGACGCGGAAACCGGAAAGTTCGATGAACACAAAACCTTGCTTGGATTCTCGTCGGAAAAAGAAGCTTTGAAAACCTATCGCGCCGGGTTCAGCGACGGCAAGGACAGGGTAAAACACGTCAAGCGTATGACGATCAGTGAGTTCAGGGATTGGCTTGAGCGTGGAAACACATCGAAGCCGATCAAGGTTGCGTTGCGTCTAGCTTATGAGGAAAAAAAGCAACGTCATGAGGCTTAATCGGTTTCTTGAGTTCATCGGGGAACTGAACACATTGGAACTTTTAACAGAAGTGAGGAAAATCATGGTTGATCTATCAAGACTACAGGCCGCCGTTGAATCTCAGGAGAAAGTGGTTCCTGAACTGCAGGCCAAAATCACGGCTCAAGCCACGCATATCGCCGAACTGGAAACCCAATTAGCTGCCGCGTCAGGAGATCAGGCTGCATTGGATGCTCTAGCGCAGAGAGTTGAGGCGGATAATGCGGCACTGACCCAGGCCTCTGCGTAGGGACTAAAAGAATGGCCGCCGATATTGCTGCAATGAAGGCCGCCAACGTCAGGCGGTGGGGAAATGCTAAACTAACGAGACTTGGTTTCTCGGGTCCGGCTCAAAAGGCGTTCCTCAACAAGACTAGATATCTCAGTATTGCCAAACGTTCAGACATGCCTGACATCGGCTGGCTATTTATCGCCGTTTCTCATTATCGGGAATCATCTCAGAATTTTGAGAAAAATTTGGGGCAAGGTGATCCTCTTGGAGAAATCACAACTCATGTTCCGGCTGGTCGAGGTCCATTCTTAGGGCCTACCGCATTCGAGGATGCGGCAGTTGACGCCTTGGTCAAATGTTCGCCCTATGCAGCGCGGCTGACGGATTGGTCAATTGGCGGGATGCTAACCAATCTTGAAAGGTATAATGGAGTTGGATATTTCAACCGTGGTCTTACGTCACCCTATATCTGGTCTGGAACCGATCAATACGAAAAAGGCAAGTACGTTGCCGACGGTGTTTTTGATCCGGAGGAAGTCGACAAGCAGTTAGGCTGCGCCGGACTGATCCTTGCCATCATGGGACTTGATCCTTCCATCAAATTCGATGCAACGGTTCAGCCTGAGCAGCCCGTCCGGGACGGTATGTGGCTGCAAACCTCGCTCAATAAGCTCGGCGCCAGTCCTCAGCTCGAGGTGGATGGGATCGTCGGATCAGCCACGCGCAACGCAGTGCGGGCCTTCCAGTTGATCCAAAACCTTGTCGTAGATGGATTGGTAGGTCCCGCCACGTTTGCCGCACTGGACGCCGCCCTAGCGGCAGGAAAGACCATTCCAACGATGCCGGTACCACCGGAAATAATCCTTCCTCCTCCGGGTACTAAGGCCCGTACTGATTTGGCTCCTACCTTCTGGGGTCGCGTCATGGATCTGTTTAGACTGAGAACGCCGAAATGAGCAAAGAATTAGGGCCGGTTATCATTACGGTTATTGTCCTCGGGGGGTTTATCGGAATCTCATTCCTGGCGATGAAGCCGGAACTGGCCGGCGTCAAGGAATCCGTGGTGCTATACCTTTTGGGCGCATGGCAATCGATGGCGGCGGCGGCGGTTGCGTACTGGATTGGATCTTCGTCTAGCAGCAAGCAGAAAGACGATACGATTCAAACAATGAGCAACACTGCCGGAAATACAGGAAAGGCAGTTTAGAATGCCACAATGGATATTGAGTCTTTTTACCGGTGGATTGAACCTGATACTTGGGACCGTCGGGAAAACTATTACTGATCTGCATGCCGACAACACTACCCGTTTCAAGAATGAGAATGACGCTGGAAATCAACTTTCCACGACTACGGCAGATGCTTCTGTTAGATCAGCGCAGATACGGGCCGATGTTCAGAAGTCGCAAGGAACATGGGGGCCATTCGGCCTTGCAGGATTCCTGATCTCAATGGCATTTGCTTTCCACGTTCTAATGATTGTGATGGATTCCACTAGTTGGCACCTAGTTCCAACGTTAAGATGGTACATTGTTCCATGGCTGGAATGGCAGCAACACGTAGTTGGATCATGGAAAATAGCCGTTTTGCCGGGTAAATTCGAGGAAACAGAGCATGCAATCCTGCAAGCTCTATTCTATGTAGGACCACCGAGTGCGGCACTCGTCATCGCTTCAAAGGCATTCAGGAGATGAAAATGACTACTTTAACTTTGCTAGGCGATATTGCCATCTTCGCAGCCGGAGGTGCCTTTGTGTGGTTTTGCAAGAGCGCCATCCAAAGGGCGGTTATCGGTGCCAACGCTCTTTCCGCAAAACTCCATGCTGAGGCCGACTTGTTACGAGCGAAGTTCTAAATGAGTTGCGCGGTCTTCCTCACCACGCTGTTTCCAGGAATCGACATTTCAAACCTCGATCGAACTCGCATCTATGAGGTGCCCGGTCCCATCGTAGCAGCTACGCCAGTTTCGAAGGTCTGGTTAGCGAAGGCATGTGCGATCAAGTATGGCATCCATTGGCGAGTCGTGAAGTGAGCTCACAATATATGAATGAAAACATCGAAAAGCTTCGTCAGCTAGGGGAATCTCTGATCGATCCAGATTTCGCCATCCGTTTGTTCGAAGAAGGCTATCCCGATGCCGTCATGGTGGTTGACAGCACGGGCTCGATCAAGCTCGTGAACAAGCATATGGAACTGATGTTCGGCTATCCAAGGGCGGAACTATATGATCAGCAGGTTGAAATGCTGGTTCCTGATCGCAACCGCCCGATACATCAGGCGCATCGCGAGACGTTTGAGGAAGACCCAAGACGGCGCGACATGGGCGTCGGGCTGATCCTTCAAGGACGCCATAAGACCGGCCGGGAGTTTGATGTCGAAATAAGTCTGAGCCCGATCATCGCGACCCAAGGAGCGTATACGGTGGCGACGATAAGGAAGAGACGCCCCAATGCCACAGGATGAACCTGACGAGCGTTCGTGGGCGGAATATCGCAGATTGATTCTTGCTGAACTGGAGCGCATCGATCGTGGTATGGTGGCGATGAACGCCAAGATGGAGGTCATCACTAATCTTCGCGATGAGACGATCGCAAAGATGCGGGTTGAGATCGCAATGCTGAAGGTGCAAGCTGGCGCATGGGGCGCAGCCGCCGGCTTAGTAGGAGCTGCTATAGCATCTACTTTTCTAATTCAATTGACAAAGCATTGAAAAGGCGACCCAACCCAACCGGTCGAAACGGTTAGGTCAGGTCTGGCCACCAACAGAGCTGAGGGCTCCGCAGATGGTTGAACACATTCTATTTTCGTTTGAGTTAATATTTTGACTACGTTCATCACGCTTCGGTTTGTGGAGCAGAAAAAGGGCGTCTTCACAGATCTGATCGGCGTTGCCCAATACGGTTCCGAGCTTTCGCATGTCGATGCGAAAACCGACGACGGAACCTATATCGGTGCGCATCTCCTCGGCGGCGTGCAAGAGCTTAAGCCCGGCTATGATGCCGGCTTCAGGCGTGAACTGTTTGTCCGGCTGAAGTCCACCCAGGAGCAGGCAGACGCATTTATCGCGTTCCTCCGCAGCCATCTCCACGAGCCCTACGATCCCATCGCTGTTACATACTTTTGGGGACCATTTGCCGATCGCAATTGGCATGAACCTGGCGCATGGGAATGCACTCAATTTATTGCAGAAGGACTAATATCTTGCAGGTGGCTACCTCCGAACAAGGAAGTCCCGTCGGGAAAACTCACGCCTCGCGACCTCTATTATTTGACCAGTACAATTGAATCTATGGCCATCGGTGGAGAAGATGCTTGATGCAGTTTTCGAGCACATTTACCTATCGTGCATCGCATTCGGATTTGTTGGCGCGGCTCTGCATCTTGCAAACACAGAGGAAAAGGTCTCAGCCAAGTACGCCATACGCTATTTGGTGACCGGAATGACGATGGCGAACCTTCTCGCTCCTCATTTGTTTAAGATATTGACCATGTTTCCGCTTGAGGTGATCGCGACGGGAGTTGGCGCAACCGGAAAGCATTGGTTCGTTCTCATCGAACTGGCTTTCAGCAAGTTGGATCTGCTCGGAAAGACAAAGAATGAATAACCTAC